GACATCTTCCAACCGGAGTTATCGTTTTCTACACCCTTCTCTATAATGGTGTTCATCCAGCAAACGCAATCATCCGCTGGTCGGTCATCGATTATTCGTGGGGTGACGATACCCTCCTGTGCTAGTCGATCGGTCAGTATGTCAACAGCCCACCATATAGGGTCCTCATCGGTATAAGTCCACCAACGTGTACCAAAAGACTGCCTAACTTTAGCTTGTAGTTGTCGGTGAGCCTCACGTACTTCAGTGTCTGTCGTGTATAGTTCAGCTGTCGGTAACGCCTCGTCGGCTTGAGACGTCGTCATACCGGACTCTAGCAAGTGTATAACGGTATCTACAATAGCATCCCATACGCGACGCTCGATCCTCTCCGACGTACCAAGGTAAAAGGTTGGGTGTTTATACGACATTAGATCTCCTCTTTTAAGCTACTGTCTATAGTAGGGGTTCCCCTTCCGGTCTGTATCCAATCCTCATTTACCCAATAAGCACCTCTTTGGGTAAAGTAGTAAAAGGTCGGTCGCAACAGGGGTCTGTTCAACGGGTCCCTTTCTGAACTGATATCTGACACCCAGCAGTACGCGGGGTACTGTGCTTCCAGTTGCCTAGCCCGTTCAAGCATAGCTTGAGTGTCCATCCTAACAACCATTGCCATACCCCGGTTCATAGCCGTGTCGAGTTTGCTACTCATTAGTTCTCCTCTCTTCTGGGTTGTCGAGTTTGTACGCCTCTAAGGAGTCGTATCCACCGTAGAAGTTCTCGTTCCATATCTGCTTGAGCCATTCGAAGCTCGGGTAGTCTGCTAAAAGTTCTTTCACAACCTCTAACTGTCGATCCATTCGACAGAGGTCCCTTGCTAACTCAGCACCTCCACCTCCACCTAAGTAGTTCTCCGTAAACTCAATCCGCCTCTCTAGCAACTGTTTAAGGGCTTCTAATAGGTATTCCGGCATAGTGATTAGTCACCTTCGTCTTCGATAAGCTCTGCTGTACGCTCGTTCTGCTCGTACTCGTACGCCCAATCCGGTAGGTAGTGGGTTTCCTTGAAATTCTCCTCCACGAAATCTGCTATCGCCTCGTCTCTAAGCTCTTCCTCAGTGTCGTCCTCTAGCCGAAGTTTGTTTTGTTCTATATACTCTGCAACGAAGGCTTCCAATTCATCCTCATCGACTTCTACTTCATCCTCTACTGCCACTGCGATACTCGCACTGTAGCTAAACCTTAACGTCTTACCACTCATTATTGGTTCTCCTTATCTTCGTCAACGACTGCAGTCGTGAACTCCTCATCTGTTGTGAGGTCGATGTCAAGCCAATTCGGTACGGTATCAGCTCCATGGTTCTTTCTAAGCCACTCTTCAATGAACGCTTCGACTGCTTCTTCTCTCAGTTCGGCATCCGTTGGATTCTGACTCTGCCACTCGTCTCGTGAGCGAGCTTTGTACTGTGCTAAGAAGTCCTCGAACTCGGTCTCGTCTACTACGAACTCATCAGCTATCGTCCCCTCCACTTTTGCGTAGTAGCCAAACCATAACTTCCTATCAGCCATTGTTAGTTCTCCTCGTCTTCGCAATCGCCAAACTCGTGCTGTCTACGGACTCTACGCTCGTCCTCTAGCGATATCGAACCCAGGTCTATAACCATTACCTTAATAACGCGACCCTCGAGGCAGTACACTAGTTCTTTGGACTCGTACGCGTGAGCGTTCAGTTCTGGATGGAGTACTACGAGTACTGTTCCATCCAGTTTGTAGAGAGGTAGACTCCACTCATACCTACATTCGTCTGCTAGGTGAGCGTCTATAGCTTCGTACACGGCTTCTTGTTGTTCCGAAGGTTTCCCTTCATGCTTGATTTTAGGTCGTTGGTTAGTCATGCCATCTTACCTTTCTGTTCTAGGTCGTAGAATACGTCGTCGGGTTCTTCACCGACGAGTTCGATGTTGTGGTGCTCGAAACCGCAGTGTAAGTATATGTCTTCCCGAATTGCTTCTTCGATGGCAGAAGCAATGTTCTTATTGATGAAGTGTTGAGAGAGTGGAGCATCCCCGTCTCTCAACAAGTACTCTAGCAACTCGCGGAGTTCTTGGGGCATCTCATCCATATCTCGGTGATACGCTCGCATAGTATCTCCGATTCCGTACAGGATCCGCATCGACAGTAGTGTGCTAAACTCCGCTACCTGCTGACGCGTGACTTCGACTTTCTTCATACTCACCTCGTACCATATAACTCTTGCCCCTTGCGTAGGAAGCTGAGCACTTCCGTTGGCGTAGGACAAGAACTAGCTTCGTATACGGCTAATGCTACCTGTCGGTAGCATACAAACATGATGCGTTCTACCGCTACAGCATCAAATCTCAGTACGTGTGGGTACTGAGGGTAGAGATGAGGTACAATACCAATCGTAGGTCCGTTACCGTACTCACACAGTGCTACTAGTACGTATAGCGGACCTACGCTGCTAAGATGTGCCCGACGGCACATCTTAGAGAGCTCAAACGACATTACGGACTTGTGATGTGATAGACCGAACATGTGACTACCGACCTGTATCCCTTCGGTCAAAAACATGTACCCCTTAACCGCCCTAGCTACTGCATCCTTTACGTCCTCGCTCAAGTCTACACCCCTAAATGTAGGCCACATGGGAGTACTACCTCCACGATCGTCGAATATGGAAGTCATTTACAACTCCCTTTCCATAAGTACTTCTTGTATGACTATCCACTCTTCCTGAGCAATCACCCAATCCGGTAACGTGTGCGTCACGTCAAACTGTGCTTGTACGAACGCCTTAACCGCGTCTCTACGTAACTTCCAATGTCTGTCTGCGTAAACTGCGTACTTATGATCTTCCGGGTGATCCTCCTTCCACTTCTCTACGAACGCTTCAAGTTGTCCTTGGTCGACTTCCACCCAGTCGGAGATCACCACCCGTCGGACATCTTTCCAAAGGTATCTAGTCATTTTATACCACCTGCCATTCTTTAGGTAGCTCTTTCTCTGGCAGTGTAAGAACTCCCAATATGGTTGCCATAGCCTTGCGGTCGTCTACACTCTCCCAATACAATGTCGCGTGTCGCTGATCTTCCAGTTCTACAAACTCAGCGTCGCTTTGCAAGATTTGCTGGTCCGCAAACGTTAGGTCAAACATGTGGAAGTTGTAAAGACCCACACTCACGAATACGAACGCCCTATCTTCCCACGTCTGTGTATAAGACCTAGCACGTGCTAGGTCTTTTAACTTCTCCCAAGCAGTTTGAGCTGCTTGACGCGACTTAGTCATCCTCATTTACAATACTCCTACTTTTGCTGCGCAGATCGGACCGTAGCCTGCGTGAAGGCTAGCCGGAACTGTCAGCGGCAGGTTGCATCTAGCACAACGACCAGACTGCATAGCATACGTTTTACTAGCTTCCTTACGAGAGTCCGTTGCTATTAAGAACTCAGCAGCGGTGCGTAGCCGCGTGCTATCCTTAAATTTGGCCCACATACGTACTTTACCATTGACCAGAGACGCAAAGCCGCAGTAGTGGTCTTGGTTATCCGGTCCTACCAAGTGGGACAACACTGTACGTATATCTCCTCCCCACAGTCCGGTCCAAATGCGTATGGTAACGTAGTCAGTTTCATCACCATTCAAGACGACTGTGTAGTACCCGTCTGGCACAGTTAGCGGTGCTTCCTGAGTCTCCGGTACTGTATCCGGGTTAGAGAAGCACAGTAACGTTGGACAATACGCTCTACCTCTTTCCCTACCATTTCCCCTAGGCACAAACGCTATCTCATCCCCCTTCTTGAAGCTACGACCGCACTTGAAGCATTCGCCACCGTAATAGGTTGACATTTTCTTCACCTCACCTAAAAGGAACACATCTCCCTTAGCTTCGTAGGTCAGGTCGTCTGGATTCGTTGGTATCGTATCTGGTTGGAATTGAAGTTGTGACATATGGGGACCTCCTTTGGGTGTGTAAGAATTTTTATATTTATATAATATATTATAAAGTATACCATCCGGTGAAAACAAGATGGTATACTTTATACTCAATCAAGGCTCTGCGTCATCACTGCGATATACTTCGTCTTCACTAAGCTCAGAGGGTAGCAACCATCAGCCACGGTTTCGACCGAGGAGAGTCCTGTAGTATGACTCTATATCCATTAGCTTCGAGTACGGCTCTATACTGCTCAAGCCCCTCTACATACTCATCCCGATCATAGTCACCGAGATGCTCGATGTTGTAGTAGAGGACTGCTACAAACGTCTTATGTACTAGCGTTACAAAACGTCTATGACCAGTTCTCACCAGTATACTGTGTATGCTAGCTTCGAACGCTGGCAGTTCTTTTATCTCATCCATTGGACAGATTCCTTTCTACCAACCCGTAGAGTCGTAGATGTGAGATGGTGCATATCCTCCACCATCACCGGCTAGAATATAGACACAATCACCTCTCTCGAACTCCATCGCTCGTAAGCGTTTGAGCGTAGCCACCAACTCCGAGTCACCTTCATACTTCATCGCTTCCTCTTCTTTACCCCCCTCTACGTGCTCTATCTCCTCCTCAGTGTCTCTTTGTATGAGTGCGACCGTATACTCCTCCTCGCTAACTACCTGTCGAAGGTGAGTCATCACCGGGTAGCTCGGTTGGTACACAATCTTCACTTCTTGAGCTCCGTACCCGTCCTCTTGCAGTGACAGTAACTGGTCGATCAGGTCGTCTACTGTTGTCATTGTGTTAGTTCTCCTCTGTTGTAGCTGGTGGATAGTCCCAAACTTGATAGTGTATTTCAGATCCCGGTACAAGTCCGTATACTCGTACCATACCACCGGCAGACCTTTGATACGGATTGCCGTAGTACTTAAGGACTAAGTCGTATAAGTACCCACTCTCGATAGAGTCAGTCAACGGGTGTTTGTTGACTATCTCTTGAGCCTCTTCCGTAAGGTCCACTTTTTCTAGTAGCGTAATGATTCCCTCATCCGCAGAGTCAGGTTCAGAAGCCTCACCCAATATACGGACGTTAGCAAGAGACTGTGCGATTTCGGCATCGTTTGCTATAGCAAACTCTAAAGCACGTTGTAGTTTGCTAATAAGGTCTTCCCTAGACAATGTATCCTCCTTGTGGAACTAGTATTTTATTTTCTATTTATATTATAAAATATTCACCCAATCGAAAACAAGAGGCCGAAAGTATAATAGCTTTCGGCCTCTTGTTAGCCTACTTTGGCAAGTCTTTCAGCTCACACCACACGTAATTAGCGAGTTCGAGTCCGACGTCCATGTCGAGTGGGAATAGTGTATCGTTGCCGGACTTAAACAGCGAGTCGAATAGCACAGCGTACTGGAGTTGCCCTCGCATTAGTTGGACCAGTGACTCTGTACAGACCTCTAGTAAGTAGTCGGCGTATGCTCTACGGACGCAGTCCCATGCCCACATGAAGCCCCACTGATACCAATCTTCAGCATCCATCTCGGATTCTAAGTCGAAAGCGTGCAGTTTGTACGACAATTCCTTAGCTCTGTCCCACACGTGTTTGGGGACTCTATACGGAAGCTCTTCCTGTGCGTATGGTGTGTGGTCCACGAAACCTCCCTTATGACTGTAGCATGTATAACACTATCACTGCGATGCAGACTACAAACACAACTATCCAAGTCGTATGCAGTACAATAGACTTAACAGGCAGCTTAGGCCTGGTAGTAGCAACGTTGTCATTGACAGCTTCCTGCTTGCTAGACCTAGCTAGAGTCTCACCAACGTCTCGCATCTCCCGGTGATAGAATACGTGAGCCTTCATCACTAGTTTTGCATACTCCTCCACATCCTTACCCGTACTCAGTTCAGGATGGTTCAGCGAGACGTACTCTCGTACGGAAGAGGGTTCTACGTACACACCCTCCTGTGCTAAGTTAGACAGGTCCTGCATAATGTTACCCATCTGTGCCATCCTAGGACCGTTAGGATGTCCGTGAAAGGGCCAGAGCTCGTGATGTAACCGATTTGCAAACTCCGTATCCGCTAAACGAGGTGCTGTTTGACTTGCCAACTACGTTACCTCCTCCATACTTGCTAGCCTGTAAGGGACCCAAGACTGACCGTAGTAGTAGTTGTATAGTGCTTCTACTTCATCCGAGGACTCTATACGGTAAAAGACGAGTTCTAACCCTGTATGCGTCTCCGCAGGTATAAGTGCCGCCTTTAGAAGTCCTATACTTACTAAGTGGTTTAGTACAAACCTTATATCAGCTACTTTGGACTTTGGCATACGAGATCGTAGGCTGCCAACGGTCGCAGTTAGTAGCATCTTCAACGTTTTTGGTATGGCGACCTTCAAGTCGTCTGTCGTGTAGCTCTTCTTCACTCAACTCTACCTATATACGCTGTCACTGTATGAGGATTACCCGGCATCCTCACCTCTATCTGGATAAGCCCTGCAGTAGCCGCAGACGGTATACGTAAGAAGGTAGCTACAAACTCCTGAATAGCTACCACCTGTTCATACGAAAACGGTAGCAGGAAACTAGCTGAAAACGACCAGTTGCTATGCACCCCGTCGCATATGAAGTCGATCGACCTACAGATACTGTCTACGTCCCTACCGGATACTAGTACCATTATGCTAAAAACTCCAACAGTTTCTCCTGTAGTCTACTTATAGCTCCGGGTTGCCTTAGTTTAGCTGTCAGCCACTGGTCATACGCTCTATCCGGAAAGCTGACGTAGTCTACTCGAGTCATGATCGCACTAGCCCAATAGTGCGTGATTTCAAGCAACTGACTGTCTGAGGGGTTCTCCAACTGCATACCGTCATGCAAGTAAGAGTACTTAATAGGGTCGAGGAACCAAAGCTCCTCAAAATACCTCCAAGACGTATAATGACGTTCATACAGCTCTCCTACCGCGCAACCTTCCATATGGGATACCCTTATATCCCATAGTAACTTCTTCCATGTAGCTTGTGGAAACTCTCCCCGGTTGTCGTGGAACTCCTCCCCTTCTACTGCTGCGTACGCTATTGCGTACTTAATCGGATCAGGAGATTTAGTCAGTGTCACAAAGTCTACTGCGACACTCCATCTAATACCCGCTAAGTCAGTCGCTGTTACTCCAGTCCTAAGCCGGCATAGCACAGCGTCGATGATCTGTGCCCAGCTTACCTGAATGTAAGGGGCTTGTTCCACGTACCAACGGTCGTAGTCGGGGATACCGGTCTGCATACCTGTGCTCCTATCGCGTGCCAACGATGTTTATACTATAATTATAAAATATAGCCTCCTGCTTTTACAAGAGGCTACCCCTAGGCTAACCTCACTTACTCGTCAGGCAGTCTCTTCATACTGCTCTTCCTCGCAATCTTCCTCTGCTGCAGTTACATACGGTGGAATCTCCTCCCTAAAAGATACTACACAGACGTACGACCCGAGGTACCAGTCGTATTCAGCAGGTAACCCATATTTGATGAGTCTGTCACAGATCCCACCGACCTTGTGCTTTCTCTCGAGCGAAGACATCTGCACGCCGGTAGGGTCGGAATAGAACACTATCACACCCCTACGACCGTACACCTGTCGGGTCACAAAGTCGCTGAACCCCCCCTTCAACAAGACGTCGTGAATCATACGTTCCAATTCATTCCCTAGAGTCATAGCCATCCCTACTCCTCATCGCTAAAGATCTTACTCTTACCGAAAACTACTTCCGCTAGATCGCCTACGACGCCATCAAGTATGTGCTGAATAGCTATCCCTCGAAGTTCATCGTCCTTCACACTATTCCAATAGTTCTCGTCAGCTCCCTGCATAACACGTACGTACTCGTGTGCTATCTCTTGAGCTAGTACATCTTTACACTCGTCTAGGTCAGCTGCGTTCAACGTGTGCTGTAGGTTAAGATCGGACTTAATACCCCACTCGGACTTCAACGAGTGTAGAAACCGAAGTTGAAGAGACAACGAAGGTACAAACTGCTGTATAAACTCTTGTAGCGTCATCATTCTTCTGTCTCCTTTGTCCAGGCTCTCATCAACACGCTGTTCTGGAAGATCTCTGATAGCACAGTCGGTATGCCTAGTGCTATCGCGTATGCTGTCGCCGCTGTTACTAGCGGTGGATCGTAACCTAAAGACGACCAGTAAGCAGCTTCATGCTCTTGCATGTGTTGTATAAAGTCTGCTACTACCACTGATGACAGCAGCGTTTCGTACTGCTTAACACCGTCCTCATCTAACGAGACCGACATAAAGGGCTTTACCCCTAACTGTACTCTCAACTCATGTTTGAATCTAGCAGCAATCCTGCCAGGAGGAACTCGTTCCCAAATGAAGTTTTGCAACGTCGTCAACATCTGCTTACTCACTTTCTTTTTGGCTCCCATAACTTAGTTCCAGCTTCTCGTGTGAACTGCTTGCAGAGTAAGCACAGGTAGGTGTCGCTGTCGATACGTTCTACGTCACCGTTATGAAGGCAGACACCTCCCTGTGCTTGATAACGCTCTTCATACCCCAACCACCAAAACGGAGGTTCGTCTCTACCTTTATACACCCCATTCCAACGACATGTTAAGGCCCAACGTTCGTCCTCTAACATGTCATCGGTGATAGGATACGTTCGCTGCTCATCTACGCACACTTCATGCTCGACTGGTGTCAGATGCTTAAGTCCAGAAGGCATCTTACGTACTCGTAGCTCCTCGACTATCATATCATGCAAGCTTACCAACTCAAACCTATACTGAGGCTCCTCCCAGCCTTTCCAACGTCTACCCCTAGCTACCATCGACAGTATCGTATGATGCTCAAAATGTTGCGCCAGCAACCGTTGGGTGTCTAACGCACGAAAACACTCCCACCAGTTACGGTCAAGCGTCCATATTTTTATAGCAACACCCCTTCTAGTATCTACTCCATCGGTCTCCGAACTGGGCATTATAAAACGCTTCTATAAACACAGTAGAGGTTCTATGGTAGTATACTGCGACGATATCCTTACCAGTTGGTATAGCAGCCCGTAAAACTATACCATCCGCTCTAAGTCGCTCTAAAGCATAGTGGACATTATCTGCTGGTGTACCCTGAAACAACTTTAGTAAAAGTCCTGCCGCTAGAGCGGGATACGTCTTCAGCTTCAGTGGTATCAGTTCTAGTAACTCCTCCCTTGTATGTGAAACATGCTTGACCGACATCACTCGTCTCCGTTCTCCGCAGTTTCGTACTCTACTGGCACAACGACAGCGTCTACGGGTTCTCTCATACCAAGGCCAGCGAATAAGGCTTGCATCATTGTATTATGAGCCTCTTGCGTCTCTCGCAACCGCATATCTAGCCACCTACTCTCAATGTCCCTACCGACTCTGTCAATTAGATCCTGTAATACGACTTCAATCATGCCTAACATACGCGGGCCTACTACATACGTATTACAAATCTCCTCAATCTCGCCGAATGCTTCTGACACTGCACGAGCGTACACAGCTGACGGTGTGCTATTAGAGTTGTCTAGCAACATGTCCGTAACCTCCTTTGTTTATAAATTGTGGTCGTTTATATTATAATATATACAAACGTTTGAAAACAAGTAGGCGAACATATTCGCCTACTCTACTACGTAACTACTCCGGTTGATCTTCACTAGGTCCCGTACTCACCCAATGTGGTGAGCTAACGTAGCCCTCATTACGCAACATTCTCAGGTCTTCCCCCATTACCTGAAGAACGTACTCTTTCTTTACGTCGTGACCTACTAGTACACTACCCGAACCCACTACAGCTCTCCACTCGTCCCAGTGTGCTACCACCCAACCTTCCATAGAAGAGTGCAACACCTCCGCAAGAGCTTCGGGTATCTTGAACTGGTTAGGATCCTCCGGCCACGCATCCTTATGAGCTCTCCACCACATATCTGCTACCCTAATAAGGTAGAACCGAAAGTTCTCGCACAGCTTATCTAACAGTTCTTCATCTACTGGTACAGACTCCCCTTCTGACATACTCTACCTCCCTTGTGGGGGAAGGTACTGCCAACCCTGTTCTTCTACGGCTTCTTTAGGCTGACCCTTTAGTTGCACCTCTAACTCGAGTTGCTTTAGACGTAGCTCCTCCTGTTTAGTGTGCTCTACCTCGATGTCAACTCGCCAACTCTTAAGTTGGGAGATGATAGACGGTATCGTGAAAGTAGCAACAACAATAATTAACCCTACAAATGTATCGATGTAGTACGGAGACATCATCAACCCTTTCTAGTCTTGAAACCTAACGCATACCCATATCCTTAAAGGGACCCTCGTCATCGTCTTCTGACTCTTCCTCGTCTTCTTCACCGTACTCGTACTCTGCCTTTCGAGCTAGAGCATCCGCTATTTGTACTGCGTACGGCAGCTGTTTAGTACGTTCCTGACTTACGCTTACAAAGGCTTCTGCCACCAACTTTGTGGCCAAAAGTGTCATGTACGTTATAAGTACTGTAGTTAAGCAGACTAGACCAACTATTAGTAGACTCATACGTTCTCCTTCTTTCTTGTTGGTATCCACACCAACAACTCTTGACTACCGAGCTCGGCATTCGCCCGCGTATTTGCGACTAGTTTAGCACAGTAGCCTACTCGCTCTAGCTCCGCTTGCACTTGATAGAACCAAGCGAGACGTTCAGTTTCTCCTAGACCGTGGTAGTACAGCCGAAACGCTAACGTTCCTACCCCAGACTTAGGAGCGGGTGACATCGTATAGCCTGTATCCCATACCAAACCATGTCCTGAATGATTGTCAGCAACCGCTGACTTTGCACCGGTCGACTCAATAACGTCTTCCAATAACTCACGTTCGGTCTTCCTACTCTCGTCTGGCGGCGTATACGTCCTGACCGAGGACGCACCATCTCCAACCAGCCTACTACCGATAGGGTCTTTAGTCACGATACCACCTCATCAATCCACAAACGATAGTCCAGCACACGAAGACCACACATCATACAAGTACACCGACAAGCACAGCGTAAAAAAGTGTGCCACGTCGCTGGGTACAAACCCACCGTTAGGAGGTCTCTACTAGTATACGTAAGCCATACTACTAGCGTTGTAAGAACTACAACTCCTAACCAAAAACGCCAGTTCTTAGGCAAATGCCTACCCTTAAACACTATACCACCCCTTTCGCTTGCAAAGTTCTATCCAAACGATGTTACTGGCAGATACCAGTATGGTACAAACGGCTACTACTAGTAACATCACCCAATCTATACCGATGTACCAGAACGTCCAACCTAGCAAACCTCCTGCAGACGCAGATGCTACACCTATTACGAGTTGGCCGACCCAGTACTGCCACTTCATACTTTACCCACTCCTTAATTCAGTTGCTTTGGTTTCGGAGTAGCTCCGCTTAGGCCTTTGTTAATCTGTATACGGTTGCCGGCCTGTACACCGGCATTGAAAGCGTCCGCACTGGTTGCATTAGTTATTGGTCCAGCAACCAATTTCGGGTGAAACTTTTTGACTGCGGTCGCAAGAGCTTGGTCCTTCACGACCATCAACGCTTGCATGTTTCTGTCAGCAGAGCTAGTAACTGACTGCTGACTCCTCAACCGACGCGCAACAGTTAATACAGCTCCTTTGTAGAAGCTGTCCATGTACTGCATTTTCGGCATGCGGACACGATATCTATTGCCTAACCAACTCGCTTCCCCCAAAGAGGAGATAGCTCCAGTTAAGTACGTAAAGAGGTACTTAACGACCTCTATGTTATGAGGTTGACCTACTAGCATAGAGATCTGTGGGGGTTGCTTAGTCGCAGGTTGATGCATAGCACTAGCAGCGTACTTAATACCGACAGTCTGGCAGAAGTTACAGCCGGCTATCTCGGCTAGTAGCTGTCTACGCCAAGCGGTAGGTACACCGAAAGGAACACCCAGGTCTACGGGTGTTTCTGTGTAGTCATCCGTAGAACCGAACTGCTCCACCTGTGCTACCTCTAGATTGTACTTAGCTAGTAACTCCTGTACTTTAGCTGCGGCGGATGCAGCTTCTTCTGGCGTACCCGGGTGGTCTCTTAAAGCCATTAACGCTTTAAGTCGTCTAAATGTCGCGCTAGTAGGGTTATCCGACATATATTTCTCCTTAGTTTCGTACTAGTTGCATCCACTCGTTCGCCTCAGTAAACACTGCTAACTGTGCTTGCGTTAGCTCAGGTCGTACCATTCTGTCTGTAAAAGCACGTCGTCTGTGATGGCCGTGATTCTGCATAGTTTTTGACTGACAGACAGCTACAACTTCGCAACATGCCAGTCTTACGTCTTCCGGCAGTCTACGGTCTCTTGACTTGACCGCGTATAGCCACATAACCTCATGTAGAAACGGCCTTTCTGTCAAGTCTACATCGATAGGGCCGAACTGAAACAACCAACCGGTTGTCGTTAGTCCTGCTGTTGGGTGAGTATTAGTTACCCCATTGTTACACATATATTACCTCAGATCGGATAGCAACTTTCTCATAAAGAGGTTCCACGACACATCCCGTTCTTGAGTATTAGCATTCAACCAAAAGTCACCGCTGGCGGTAAGTTCCCGTCTCAGGTAAGAAAGCTCCGAGAAGTCCAGGAGACAGTCACTCGCCATCACAGCGTAGCTCCCACTAGCCTTCTCACTAGGCATAGCCTCTGCAAAGCACTTCCGTACCATTCTCCCAATGACAGTACTCTCCCTGGAAGCCTCTGAGAGTAAGCTACTTGACATGATCAGTATTCCTAACGTCGACTCCTTCCAGAAGCGATCCAGTTCCGTCCGCAACTCGGTACCTGCTATGAGTGACGTACTCATATCGTAATACGGAATACCACACAACTCTAGACTAACCCCCAACTCATCAGCTAGTTTACGGTCTGCCTTCTGCTTCTCAGCACAGAACACTGACACAATTTTTGGCATATGTAACCCCCTTCTTTTAGACTTCAGCCCCACAATCGGAGCAATATTTGAAGCCAGTCGGTACATCAGTACCACACCTAGAGCAAATCCTCAAGTAGTGCTTGATAGTACGCTCAACTTCAGTCACGACAGCTCTCCAAGCAGAATCCCTTCCACCGGGGAACTTCTTCACTCCCGCAAGATTGGGTACGGGATACAAACCTTCGAAGGCTGCTTCCTCATCCCAAGAGCAGTGAGAAAGCGCTACTAGTATCACCATAGCACCCGTACTACGCTTGTTCACAATCTCATCCCGGACTAAGTTACGCCCGGACTGATAATCGGTCAATGAGTCCAACACGTACAGAAAGTCCGCACTCACGTGTGCTATGACGATATCAGCACTCTGCACGTTCGACCACGCATCTATTACGTCGACCGGATCTAGTAGGTTTACGGTACGAAGTAGTACCCTTCCGGCAAACTTCCTCCTCAAGTGGACAGCGTGAGTCTCGAACTCCCTAAGGTAGAGTTTGTCAGTCTCCACACCCAACTGAGTAATAGTAAGCACTTTCCCTCCCTTTAGTGGTGTAGTATTTTATTTATTATTTATATTATAATAAATTCCACCGGTTGAAAACAAGAGGTAACTATCTCAAAAACAAGCGCACTCGCCCGCCTAGTCGGTATCATCGACTATGATGAAACCTAACCGGTCTCGAGTGACACGCTTCAAGTCCCGCTCGAACCCTACACTGTAAGTAGCTATACTCTCCCGTGAGAGTCCTCGATGGTTATAGACTCCCAACAGTCCGTCTACTGGAGCATCTACTAGTTCTGCTAGCAGACTTTCATATTTTGACCTAGGCCATAAGTGTAGGGCTACGCTACTTAGAAGTGCGATACGCTTAACCTGACTCAATCTTACGAAGCGAACTCCAGAGACTAAACCCGTACTATACTGCTCCCTACGTAACACATCCTCCATAACGTAGAGTATTTCATGCCACCGCTCAGCAAAGGGGCCTTTCCTACGTCGCTCTACGGCTCGTTTCGCAGCGCATTCTCTACAGTAGGTGGTGTTCTCGGAGTCTAGTGGTTTCCTACAGTCTCTGCAAGTCGCTCGCTTACTCCTCATAATAGTCCTTCCGATCTATGAGCAGAAATGGAGCGTTGAGGTTGCCGTTTAGTAGACTATTCCAGTAGTGTTCTGCAAGTGGATATCTATGATGTGTACTGAATACCCCCGTAGATACGTGCCGCAGTTCGTCGGTCGCTAGGCTCACATAGTGAAGCACAACCATATCGATAGGTGGTAAGTAACAGTCCTCCGGCTGTATGCAGAGGAACCCAATGATACCTCGCTCGCGTACTCGGACCGAAAACGCATGCTGCAGCACATCTCCACCGATAGCATACTCAATGTCAGGCCAGATCGTACTGGGTATCACTATCTCAAACGTATGTCTATCCTCTCGCTGTAAGTCATCGAACAGCTTTTGAGACACCGAAGCTGGCAGCGTCTCCTGTGCTAACAGCAACGACCTCATCAAAGGCATATATCCGTCAATCTCCGAAGTACTCCAACCGGTAGTACGAATGTCTCCAGTCATCAACGTAACTTCGTCCTCGAGTGCCTCGAATATCACTGACGCTAGCTCATATTCGCTATACAGTCGGGACACCCACTCGTCCTTCCAGACGTACAGGGTTCGGTAGTGACCCTCGTAACGGTCAGCTACGTCTCGTGAGATGAGTCGGATCCAAGGCTCCCCTTTTAGGACTTGTAGTTGTAGTTCATCCGTAAACTTGCTATTCACACGTAAGGACCCAGTTGCCTTGAATAGCTGCCACTGATGTTCATTCAATACCGATGGTCGGTCTAACGTAAGGTCATTCTCCCAACCATCTGATCTAGCACACTTGCATGTCGGCAAGTCCGGTGGTCGGTTCGACTGAAACCTAGTTGGGTCTCTATACTCGAGGGTATAGGTACTAGCTACTGCATTATGTGTAACATACACCGTTGATACCCCGGAACTTACATACGCTACCGTGCCGTTCGAAAGAGTCGTCACGACCCAACCACCGACACTGAAGGTACCGCTCATGAATACATTGTCGTCCAAAGTGACAACCTCCAAAACTATACTACTTGTGCTTGCTCTTCTCCCTCTTCGTAAAAGAACGGTGCAAGCACCTCTTCCCACGTTCTTTTACACCTTAACTGTACCTCTTCAGGTAGGTTAGGCTGTCCAATTAAACGAGCTCGCCTAACAAAGGCGAGCTCGTCCCGACGGAACAGCTCCAAGTACGCGCCCAGCTGTGCTAGACGGTCTTCCGGTAGCCTATCGTGTCTACGCACTTTCAACATCCCCAGGGGAATACGTTCTTCCGTACTTGTCGACAGAAAGACCAGCATCGGCGTGTGAGTCTCTAGGGACATAGTAAAGTCATACTCCACATCCGGCGTGAGCGAACTCACGTACGTCGTACACTGCGTGCTAAAGTCGGCAATCGTCAACTCCTCTAGTACGTCTTGTACGAACGTACTATCTATTCCCTCTGCTTCTTCTATACTCTCGATACAATCCAACTGATGTATAAGACGTTTAACGGTCTTGCCTGATCTTAGGTCCTGCTCGACCCGACAGCCTTTCTGCAAGAACTCGATTTCGTCGGCGAGTAAGCTTCGGACTGTTCGTAGGGCGCGTTCTGCTGCACCTGACTCATCAATCTCGTGGGGGAACAGACGAGTTAGTGAGGCATGAGTCCTCCTTTGGAAGACTGTCACTGAACCTACCGCCTTAGTGATACGGTAGTCCCAAGGAAAGTACTCGCTTTGGATAGTGACAGCAGTCCTATACTTCCACTCCAGCCATTGGAGTGGAGTTAATAACTGTTGCATCTCAGTGTCTACGTGCATAAGGGGGTCAACTCCTTTTAACTACTACTGCATTGGACAGTCCGGATCCCGAAAAAATTTCTCGACGGTATCCATAGATACCTCTAAGTACAAGTCTGGCAACCCCTCAGGATCGTCGTGAGGGACCTGTAACTCATGCTGTAACGCCTTAAAAGCCTCTTCAGCTAGCTTTGTTAGGTCTAGCTCGACTCCGTCCATATAGTCTCTCCAATTCTGAAACAGCTCCTCCCACATCCAATCCCTGATCCGGCGTGCTTTCGGATCTCGGCTGTAGTTGAATGACGACACTGTTTCGGTTCCTTCCCTGCGGCTCATCGCAAATGTTAGCAGTTACTCGAGAAATACGGCTAGCACTCGCTAGCCGTCCAAATCGATATACTCCTTTCGCACTACATATTACTTAACATGCACCATCTCTCAATCAAAGTGGGATATGGTGCGTGTACAGTGAGAGTAGATAGATCGCCCACACCGGTAACATCGTCGCTTGAACAGTTAATACGAGTTCAGCCAACTGCGAACCCTTTACCGGGTCCGAGTCAGTGTGACTCCATAGTGCTAGACGTAGTACGAACAGTTGCAGAGCGACATTAAAAGCTACAACTGCTATGTATGTTGGTATGTGAGGGTGCATACAGTTACACCTCATCTACCAACAGCTCTAGAGGTTCCCTGTCAGAGTTTAGCACAGGTGTGTCTCGTTCCACTCGAGAGACCTCGACCCGAAAGTCCTCCCCACCTAGGGATACTATAATCTGCGCACTCGACTCTGAGTGGATCATAGGGCCTACGTCTGAAAAGACGTGTTGCTTGTTGAGGGCTTCCAACAACAACTCTATAAGTACGTCTGCGGGTGTAAACCCACTTGGACGGGTTATCTGTACCACTATGTCAAGGTCCATCTTGGGGAACCTCCTTAGTATTTTATACACTGTTTATATTATAAGTGAACCCTCATATGTAAATCAAGAGGGTAATTATTGCGACAACCACCAAAACTATATGGCGTTGAGTTCGAACTCAACGCCATATACATGTAGGCAGGAAAGCTTAACTGTCAGCAGTCACTGCCTCGGGCTCAGCCTGAGCAGCCGGAGCTTTCTGACCGCGTTTGATTCCGGTCATCTTTTTTGCCTGTTCGAGTTGATTGGCAATCTGCGTCTGCAACTGACGCACGCCAGAGGCAAATCGAGCACCCTCACCGGCAGGTACTCCGTATTTGGCAGCCAGTACTTCCCACTCAGGAAGTGTTGTCTCCTCCAACACCTTTTCGAACACATCGATTGCGTAGTGTTTAGCCGCTCTTGCAGCTTCCTCTCGAGTCATATCTCAAATCCTTTCCGTAATGGAACTGCTGTAGGTGTGAACTGTTCACCTCCTATATTTATATTATAATGTGTTTACATAACTAAATCAAGAGAGAGCTGCTTTGGAGCGTTTAGCTCCGCTATTATACTTGCGGTGACCCTATCGTTCATGCTGTCCCCTTCCTGGGTGAGGTAACTGAGCTCTCATCACCTCTTTGTCGTTAGTTGGGTTGTATAGTATCCAACCAACAGTTCGATTTTGTTCTACGAGTACACCGATAAGGCAACCGTAGAACAGATTCCTGGGGTCTACGGTCTGAGCTAGTAGCACGTTATATAAAAACTGCAAACGTCCTTTATACGCCGCGTAATCTTCCATCGACATAGCACTATCCTCTCGGGTCATCTACAAACAAAGTCTTGCGCATCGACTCCCAAAACGCAGCTACGTTACTCGGACTCTTATCTACTTCCTGAGTCCACAACTTGTGGGCTAGCAGTAGCCGGTATTCGTGGTACCAAGTACCGCTACCGCCAATGATACGTAGTGCGTTAGTGCTAGCGTGTACAGTTAGTTTCCCCCTATCTGGATGTCGGTCATCTTCATCTAGAGCCCTCCACAACACTTCATCCTTAACTAACACCCATATCCGACTGGACAGCATCAACAACAGTTCGGGATTGTCATGTTCTTGTAAGGAGAACCCAAGGATGCAAAAGTCATCCAGCCACTCCAACTGTCCATTGTAGTCGCAACTAGCATCCAACTCCCTAAAGCACAGGTGTGTGTGCATAGTTCCTCCTTTAGAACTGAAACATCGGTCCTTCTGTCGCATCGAACAGCAGTTCGTTAAGTGCCTGCAAGTTTTGAGGCTCAGTTAAGTCCCCCAAACCTAAAGCGTTAGTGTCTTGCAATACAACCGCAAGAGCTTCTCTCAGTTCTCGAGTCCAAGCGTGCTTAAGGTAGTAGAGCACCTCTTCACTTATGACTAAGTCCGTAATACGACGTTGTCGCAGAAAGTGCATCCTTACATTCGCTGCGAACTCGGGCTCTCTAATTAGTCGCCAGTTATCAGTACTGACTAGTAGTGTGACGAAGTCTACGCCAGTCAGTTTAACTGCGTAGACTTGCATTCGTGTGAGTGATGCAAAACATAACAGTTCTGTATGTTGTGGCGTTAGCATGTTACCTCCTAAAAGTGGAACAGACGTTCTTCGCTAAACAAAGCTGCGTTAAGATCTAGTAAGTTGTCTTCGGGTTCGAGGTTACCGACATCTAGTGCGTTGGTGTCTTGGAGCACAGCTGCTAGTGCTTCCCGTTCCATACGAGTCCAAAGTGTACGTATAAGTCTTAAAGTCTCCCAATCGATAATGAGACCAGTAATCTTAGGGCCTTCTAACCAGTACGACCTACCTACGGCGTCCCGAAACTGACGTTGGGCAACGAGCTCCCAACTACCGGTAGTTAGGTCTTCTATACAGTTCACTCCTGCGATCTTGACGGCATACTCTAACTCGTCGGTGTGCAACCGCTTGAAACACAGTAGCTCGCTTCTCCACGGTCGTATCATGCCTTGTACCCTCCCTTGTTTATTAATTGTGAACTCTATTTATATTATAATAAATTCCACCGGTTGAAAACAAGAGGTAACGTTACGCCGTATACTTGTATACCCTATTAGCGAGTAAGAGTACTCTAACGACTAATTATCCTCGAGAGCTGAGAGAACTCGGATTTTTTTTTAAGCTCCCCCCTATATATATTATAACCGCGGCGGTACTAAAAAATTATAGGTGCTATCGATCTCTACCTTAGAAATACGTACCAAACATGTATAAGTGCTAGGGATTTCGAAAGCAAATCCAGAAAACACTCATGATTTCTAAAGTGCGTGCAAAACATACCCTGTACCCGTATACCGTATATTTTTCGGCCAGCAGCAGCAGGGCTGCAGGATGTATACGGGCCTACCGTATACTTGTATAGTACTAATACATGTGTTTCATCGCGTTTTATATTGAAATTTTTTGTGGGCAATATATTTCTATATTATTTATTTTAGTCCGGGTAAAAACTAACTATAGCGTTAAATAATATATAATTTAAGGGGTATATTTTTAGCGTATAAAAAACGCTTGTGTGAATGCATTCACACAAGCGTTTTTGAGAGAGGTTACACTACCACTGTGTTATCGATGACAGCAGTTCGTCCATAGCGTGGTAGCTTTGTGACAGTAGATCTAGAGGTTGCTTCTTAGAGAGTGCTAGCATAGTGAGGTCTGCTAGTAACTGCACAGCACGAAACGCTATTGGGTCCTTCCCGTCTCGAGCTATGGTGAACAGCAAGTCCAGCTGTGCTAAACGAGACTCCAGTGCAGGTCTAAGCAAGTCCTCAGTAGGTAAGAGAGTAAGTACGCTGTGCAACCTTTGCACTGATTGAGCTGCTTGTTCGAGTGGACTCATTGGTCATCTCCGTCTACCCAACGGGGTTGCTGTTGCTGTTGTTGGTATCCACGAGCCCGCTGTGCTTGTAACGTACGTGGGTCTTCGTATTCGTCGTCGAACAGTTCGTCTAGCCGACGTGCTTGCTGCTTGTTACCCGGGGGTAACATTTTCTGGTCCCCCCGAGGTCCGTTAATGACGGGAGAGTTCATTGGGTTGCTAGCATATGCTGCTCCCTGCTGACGATCCTTTTTAGATGGTTGCTGCTGACTAGGGCGGTCATCTCTCGGGCGTGGGATCGTCTGCTGGTTGGGTACTCTACTGTCCTTAACGGTTGGTAGGTTAGGTCCACCGTAACCAAACTTCGGCACACCGGGTGTTGGTCTCTTTTGCATCCGGAATGACTTTACTTTGAAGATCAGGTACGTGATGATGAAGCCTCCAGCGATAATCATACCGACTAGCAACCAGTGCTCTAGCGGGTACTTACCTCTGATGTCGCGGTCTACAATGTGGTTAATGACCCAGTCTAACCAGTTGTAGAGTAGTAGACTCAAGCTCAAGCCCGCACAAGTCAGGAACCACTCTAGTACGAATACAACTGCCGGGTGTTTTTTCAATAGTTGCCCTCCTTCTGTGTAGTATACGACGCCTTTATTAATATTATAACGTATTATAAGACAAAAAATAAAGGGTGGCCTTTCGACCACCCTCGACAACTTTGGGTTGGTGTCCCTGCTACGCAAACCAGTGTGCTAATGCTCGAACGATGACTTGCTGCTGCGTATCCGATAGCTCGTTGAAATCACTGGCGTTGAGTATCCAAGCTATCATACTACGTACCGCATCGAGGGGACTATTCCCTCGGTACACTGTCTGAGTCTCACACGGGTATAGATCTGACTTCGGATCCCCCTGCATCCGCCAACCTTCTACAGTCACTGACCACTCGTCATTATTGAGTGACAGTGACTGTCCTACATCCGTATACACGCTTCCGTCGGCAATATGTACGTCCATTGGTTTGAGTAGCTCGGATAACGTATATGAGATGCATATCGCCACCCTTTCTAGTTGTTTGTCTTTGTCAGTTAGTTGTGTCAAAAAAGCTTCTCCTGTTCACTTCGGTCGTTACGACGTTGTTTTTATAATTTAATTATAATATAAACGACCGATTGTTTACAAGTTGCCTATAGCGACTAAGCGTAGCAACGAGACTCCAACAGCGACGGATGCTGCTCCTAACAACATTGTCCAAAACGCATCCTCCCGAGTCTTGGGGGAAGGTATCCAACTCGAAAGGCATCCGCTCCCGAAGTATAGGCAGATGAGGCATACAACTGTGCTATATAATCCTGAAGTCGTCAGTATGACCGCTAAGTACTCTAGCGCAATACGGATAGACACTATTGTCGCCCGTCCTTCGTAATAGTTAGTGTAAACGAACCTAGACCGGTATGTACCCATAGAGTCGAGTTACCTGAACAGCTCTCGCTGGATATACCGACTTGGTGTACGGAGAGCAGTCGTTGTATATTCGGGTCTGTACTCGTGAACAGCAACTGTAAAATCTCCGCGAACTCATCTGTTGTGAGTTCAATACTCTCCCCGCGTTGCACCGATAACCTCCACATCTATGTCGTACTCCGATCCGGTTAGTTGTACATAGACAACTTCGCCATCGAGAGCTATCATAACCTTTGCGAACTGTTGATGGAACTTCGTCGACTCATTTCCCATACTTCGTTTGGGTTCGATAATACGAAGACACATCACTTCAGCTCTCGAGCCTCCTAGTGATATGAGTTCGAAGTCGAACCTGACACAGTCCGGGTACTCTCTCGTGGGCTCCATTCGGACCTCGCGACCGTACCATTCGAAGTACACCTCCGGATCGTAGTTGTTCAGTCGAGTCCACAAAGGTCCCTGTGTAAACACCTCCAGCGTTGCGTTAGGAGACTGACTAAAGTCTACTGTAAGCGACGCGCTAAACTTGTCATCAGTCTGTGACATTACTGCTACCCTCCTGGAATAGTTTGTTAACAAACAATATCATACAAGGCCCCTCTTTAGCAGTCGCAGTTGTCGGTTTGCCATTCAACTCTAGCACGCAGTCTGTACACAGACGACCGATAATAGACGTTTTACCCGGCTTGTATGTATAGTCACCTATAGCAGGCCTTGTATTACAAAAGTGACATAAGTTGTCTGTACTTGCATGTACGTGCTCCTGCAGCTCGCGCATTTTAGCCTGACCTTTTCTCATTGTCCTCCTCCGTTGGAACTCTCTTCCCAGTAGGGAAACCAGACTGCATCAGAAAGTTCTAGGCCGAACATCGCTCTCATAGCTAGTTCCAGTTGGTTGCTCTCATTTGCTTTCCAAATGCAGACTACTCCCTGTTCAGTTGACCTTAAGACGCTGTAGGAGATACGTAAACAGTACGCTCTCCCCCTTACTCGAGTGACACCTATGAGGGTCAAACCTTTCGACGTCGCTCCACACGTTGATGCTCCGATGCCTACATCTAAGGCATCCCACAACGTGAACAGTTGGTACTCATACGCGTGCATTAGTACTTGATCCAGTTGAAATTTAGTGAGGTCGTCGGGATAGGAGACGCTTATCGTATCCTCTGTCCGACTTACGATATCGCAGTCTAATGCTGCGATACGCTCCTCCATAACCCGTTGCGCCCTCCTGCTCTTAGGGCGAGGGTATTCCGCTACATTGTTGTCATAGCTCAATTGCGTCCTCCGTTGCTCGTACCAAAGATACAGCGATCCTTGTTTTTACTCTTCTATTTATATTATAATAAATTACATAAACTAAATTCAAGAGGGCTGTGTTTACTACGAAGGAGAACAGGTATCCATGTCAGAGGGGAAAGCCAATGAACGTCCGTTTTCTCTGTTGAGAGCTCGGACAAACGAACCGACCTACAATGCAACTGTGCTAGTCCGAAGGGGTAGCCTAGTACGCTATTACCTAGCAAAGGCCTCTAATGATGGCACTGTGCTATACACGTCAGACTCTACAATTGAGATGGCTCTACATCTCATCGGAACCCCAAACTATGATAGAGCGTACCGAAACCACTACGAACGCGTGATAGTATGCTTCGACAACGGTTCCGCATACTATCACGCGCTGTAAAACCGTACCTTACGCAAGCGCAACTTGACATGCCTTACCTAGCATTTCCCCACTATACCGTACCACGCCTGTTCTTAGCATCCGAACCTCACCGCGCGTTGCAGTACCTTACCTCACGTTACCGGGACACAGCCCTACCTCACCACGCACTGCCAAACTGCACCTCACCTTTCCTGGACTTCCATACCCCAGCCTAACAAACCTTCGCTCACACCGACTCACCGTACAATGGCTTCCCATACCATACCTCGACGTTCCAGACCTTAGCTTCCTCTCCGCAGCTTACCGAACTCCACCTCGACTTAGCGTGCCAGACAAAAGACTACCAAAGCATGCCATTACGTACCATACCTAGGCTTCCGAACCGTTCTGTACCACGACCTACCATACCTCTGTGAGCCTCGACTTACCCTAGCAAACCTTTCCAAACAGCGCCGATCCATACCGAAGCATCCTCACCTGAACATACCACACATCGACACGCCTGTCATTACCGCGACAGACCATTGCAGTCCTAACCTCTCCTTAGCATCCGTACCATACGACACCACTCCTAGCCGCATGCAACCTCGCCTCTCAGACCTGTCCCTACGGCGCCTTACCACTACTGATCTAACCGAACCCTATAAAAACATACCCGACCATTGCAATCCTAGCCTCAACTCACCGTACCGAAGCTTCCTAACCGAGCCGAACGAAACCAATCCGTAGCAAGCTATACCGGACCACCCCTTAACTGTCCCGACCAGTCCAAACCAAAGCGTCCTTACCATATCTCAGCATAGCCAACCTATACATAACGTAGCAAGCCAAACAGAACCTTAACACACCGTAACAAACTCGAGCATACCTAACCTGACCAAAGCTTCCGGACCGTACCTTAACCCGCCTAGCAGTACCCGAGCAAACTCTGCCATGCTCGACCTCACCATAGCTTCCTCACCTGACGCCAGCTAGACAAACCAAACTCTACCAGTGTCAACCTCGCACTAGCAAACCGATCCGTACCTGGGCATCCACACCGCGCGATACCGGAACGTGACTTACCCCACGGCTCCAAGTCGCACTAGTCCAAACCACGCCATCCTTACCCTACAACACCCTACCGTGACTTACTATAGCTCACCAATCCGAGCCGAAGCGTCCTTACCTTGCCGTGACCCACCATAGCCTAACTTGACAAACCAAACCTTTATGAGTGGTTGCTTAAACGTTCCCAACTGTCTACACGGAATCTGCCGTAGGGGCCTTTCTTAGTGGGTCTGAAGTCTCCTACCCCTACGAATCTACCGCTGTCGTCTAGCACAGCTCGTACTAGCTTTTCGTCGACGAGGTCAGTTTCGACTTGCAATCGAAAACCCTTCACGGACCAGGTTTCGAACATCGGCCTGTGTCTGAGAATACGTCCTTGAGTGGCAGGTATAACGACTGGACGAGTGTCTACGTGCCACTCACCTTCGAGCTTCATAGCGAACGGTTCGATGTACACAGCGGCAGCAATGTCTGTAGTAGCGGCCCGTCTACCAATTTTGTGTCTCTTAGCTGCTTCAATAACAGACTGACGGACCCACTCGGCCGGCATGTAGACTCCGAGTTCTTCGTTTTGGTAGAGTCTACCTTTGGCGTCGTCTTCCGGAGAGAGCGTTTCCTTACGTGAGTGTACGCGGGAGGTAGCTTCTGCCTGTGCTTCCTCGTGGAAGCGGTTCATAATAAGTGGGGTCATCCCCGTAATGGAGACGATGATAACTGCAGCCATATTCGTGGTATTCCCTTCTACTTAACTACGTTTGACGTGTAGATATTTACACGACGTCTTGTCAACTTGTACGACGATTGCTTGGCATTGCTCAGTTAGCACATGGGGTTGTGTCTCGTTGGACAGTGCGGAGAGTAGTAGTTTCACGAGTGTGAGTGAACTTACATCTGAGGTGCGACTGACAACTGGGAGGGGCAATCGAAGTTTGGACGTTATCCTACCTCCGTTACATGCGACTTTCAACAAGTCGATAACCGTCGTCTCGTCGATCGTGCAAACAGAAGTAGGTCCGCTGTGCCAATCAATATCTGCCGCTGACATATCCGTTAGGATATGTAAGCATAGCGGCGGTTGGTTTGCTTGGATGTGTACTCCGGCGACGGGTACATCATCTAAATAGATGCCAATCGGCTGGTTATCCTGTACTCCACGAGCGAAGCTTTGAATAGCTTCAAGTACGCTCGTTCCAACTGACAGTAGCTTCCGATCCCCCTTCGGATCTGCTACTACCCTCCAAGTATGAGTTGGTCGCACTACTGGTAACTCTGACGTAGGCTGATCTACAATAGGTGTATCTGCTGACATAAGACTCCATATAAGTAGCTAGCCTCGGAAGTACGCAAAAAGACTTCCGAGGCATATACAAGCACAGCAGAATGCAACGATCCAAGTTGCAACTGCGTCTACAAAGAACGCATGCTCTGCACTGTACAGTACAGTGAATGCACTAGCAACTAGTGCTAACAATAGCACTAGAAAGAACGATCCACATCCGATACTGAAGATGAGATGGTTGCTTTTCCACCTGCTTCTACGTTTTCTGTACCTACCGGATAGTATTACTAATAGCGCCACAGAAAGTATCGCCGCAGACGTAACTGCCGCCATTACTCATCCTCTCGCTAGAGATAGCACAACGAAGTAGATGCCTCCAAGCGAGCTACCAGCGATAGCGAGGTATAGTAGTATGTCTTGACACAGGGCTACTGACATTGCTACCTCCTAGTCGAAGCGGTACTCTACGCTTCTACCGATGACTGACATCGCCTCTGACTTCGGTAAGTCATTGGGGTCAGCGGACCACTTCCCATTAATAAGAGCGTAGCTGAAGTGCGCTCCGATACGCGCGAGTTCTACGTCTGGGTTTTTATCTCGCTGCCGTAGTTCGTACTTAATGAGTGCCGCTGCCAAGAAACCGTCATAGGTGCAACCTGAGTTCGCAAAACAGTCCTTTGCGAAACGTAGTTCATCTTTACTACCTCTATAGTAACAGCATACGGCATCGTACAGTAAGTCTGAACCCTCTAGATAGACGTTCAGCCAAGCCCGTATCTTTTGGTCCTCAGTTGCGTTCGGATCTGCTACAATACGTCTACCCTCTTCTTCGGCTGCTTGGGACTCTGAAAGTTCTTCCGCGAAGTATTTCTGCCACTCTTTTAGAGGTAGTAGGTCGCTCTCGTGGAAGAAGTTCCTACTGATGGTGAAAGCGTACTTTAGTAGTCGCTTTTCGTCAGCACTCAACCCGAACGTTGTTGGCGAAATGGAAAGTCGGAGGTCCAGTAGTATGTCCTCAGTTCTCACGTGGCTCCTTTCAGAAGGCGTGCTAACCTTCTACTATATATAAACTAATTATAATATATGGCGCTTGGAAAATCAAGTAGGCATCACTAAGTACGGAACTGCGTAGGGTAGCGAGCCTACAGTGTGGATAGTCCCTACCTCCATACGTTTATTCGAGGGCGTAATCCGTTCTATAGCACACTCGAAGTGGTCTTTATAAGCGCCGACGAATTTCTGAGACTGCCTTCTATGCCACCCGTAGTACAGTACGTACTCCCATTGATGGAGTGTGGGGTACCCGTACGTGTTATCTTTAGTGATGACCCGTATGCACTTCCCAAGTTTATTGAGCAAGCGTTGCAAGCCGTAAGCTAGGTCAATTGACACTGTGCTAACTAGCCACTCACGACCCGCAATACCGTCGGCATGCGAATACGAGGCTAGCAGTTGGTCAATAAACTTAGGAGACGTTCTATACACCCACGGAGGAATGTGTTTGTTAGCCGAAGCGTTGCCGAAGTTCAGTTTCAGCCAGTCAGACATACGCTTACTCCCGAACTTAACCAGTATGCCATTGATGCCCGTGTGCTGCATACGAGGCATACCGATTCTATTGTGCGATGATTCCGTAACGAAGAATGCACGCACGACTAGCAGGTCTGACATGAGTTGTGCGGCGTATTCCTCCTCTGCTCGAGTAAAGTTCCAGTACACCATACCTGTGCTAGGTATAGCATTTCCTACAGCTAAGTACCAGCCAATAACGTTGGCAAGCTCTCGAGTTAGTGCAACACTTCGATAGTCAGTGTTCCAAGACGTGGCTGTCAGACGAGGAACCCAAATAAAATCTTCCGTATCTAGCTCAGCCGCTATACGCCACGTACATTCGACATCTTTAGGCTTACGACTATACACTTGCTGGTCGAGTGACATACACACATCCTGCACACCTGCTGCACGTATAGTAAGCGTCCTATCTACTTCAGTCCGTTCGACCGTTCGAACCTGCTTAAGTTGAGCGTTGGAAACGACCTTGTCTCCAACGCTCAACTGCGCTAACGTTTTCACGCTAGCATCCGTCCACACTAACGTGTTTGTAGCAATCACGAACCAACTCCTCAAAATCTAGCACTACGAGCTGCTTTATAGGCCCTTACTAATCGATCGGAGTTTGTACCTCCTCCTTTAAGCCTACGTTCAGTCTGTTTACAAGAGCAGCGCTCTACTCGACCCTCAAACTGTAGTTGGAGTTTGCCACAATAGTCGCATTGGCACCACCAGTATGCTAGGTCCCAACCTCCACTACCGAAGAAGACGTGAGCGCTACAATAGTCTGTATTTGTACCTTCTTCTGGGAGCCATATGTCACCGAAGCTGATGAATACATCTTTACCTGACCCGTAAGCTAGTCTCTTCGCACGAATGTTTTCCATTCTTGCGGGTTCTACCCCCTTTACTTCCCAATAGCAGTCTTGTTGCGGCAGCCAAAAGTCGGGTAAGTACCATAGAGTTTCCTCTATGTCGTCAGAGTCAGTGAAACTGTAGTCTTTCTGCGAAGCATCGAATGATAGCTTGAAGCCCTCCGGTTCATAGAGGAAAGGTATTTGGGCTGTGTCGAAAAACACAGCCCAACGGGCCTCCTTTCGGGAACGAAATCTGAAACCGTTGTGTGTTGTCTCTATCGATTCTAGCATGTCATACTTCGTCTTTCTGAGGTTTCATAGCGAGTGCCGTCGCTATAGAGTCACATGGCATAAGTTTGCCTAACCTCCCATCGTTTAGTCTACACGTCCAAGCTCCGTACGGTCCACTGTAATATACTATGTTAGGCTTACCTGTTACCCCGTCAACTGTACCCTGTTCTACCACAAAGTCGTCACCCTCATACGAGACCTGTTTGTTATCGTAAAGACGTTCTAGACCGTAGAGCATGTCCTCCCGAATCTGTCTACGTACCTTTTTGACACTAGTCAAGTGAACCTCCTTAAGATCGAGTATACCAGTCGTATATAGTCCTATCTCCACGTTTGGGCCTTTCGTATGGGTAGTTCGGCGCTCTCCAATGAGGAGCGAAAGTTATGGTAAGAGTTTCTGTACCGTGAATATGATACTGAAAGACGTGCCAGCTATCTTCCCACTGATCGTTGTATATACCCGTGTCAGGGTCGAATGATGCTTCGTTACCCTCTTCGAGTTGGCTCTGAGTACTGAAAGCTTGGAGGATCGTTTCAAAGAGTATCTCTTCTCCGTGCCAGAAAGTCATTACGACATCGTTTCTTGTGAGACTGTCTGCAATCCACTGACAAATGTTCTTTTTGACCCAGTCTAGTCTGCGACGACTCTCGCAGTTTACTACTACTGCGAAGGCCCTCCATTGGATGTTCGCATGTTCATATCCCTTTCCGTCGTTGGAAAAGATTAGCGATGGTACTTGAACGTACAACATATCCGTATCCTTATCCCTAAAGTTTAGGGGCATTGTTGAGTCCTTTCTACTATTGTTGAGGCATATTCCATAGTGGGAATATGCATGCTTTGCGGTCGATCTTGTTTGCTTTGTCTGCCATTCGAACGGTCATCCAAGTCCCCTCTCGACTTAGTGTACCGCCAGGCCAACGTTCGGGGGTGCATGGAAAGGCGATGAGCGAGTCAGCAGCGTCAACCATAGCTTGGTTACGTAGCCTGTACGGCTCAGGACCGTCACCCACTTCTGTGTGCTCCGTACAGTGTAGGTTCCAGTAAGGGTCTACTTTCGATCGGTTAGCAGGTAGGAAAGTGTGTACGTAGAAGCCGGCCCCGTGCGCTATTTCAGCGACGATAGCGTCTACGCCAACACAGGCTCCAGTAATGACCCGAACTTCTACGCCAGGCGGGAGTTTAGATTGGAATTTAGTTAAGATCTCCGTAGTGATCTCCCTTACACTCGCTTCTTGATATGGTAGTAGCGAAGCCCCACCGGAGAACGCAATTTTCCACTCTGCCATGTTTACTCACTCACACCTTCTGTTGATGCGAGCGACCGGTCGAGTAGACTCTTACCCTCGAGGTTAAAGCGCCGACCGGCCCAAGCGTCTTTGTTATACGTTGTCATCAACGGCAGGTGATACAACGCCACGACGGCTTTATAGAACGTGTTCTTGCCTAGTGTCGTAACGATGTCATGATTGTTCTCTGTTGCCCACTGTATAAACGCTCTCCAACCATCCTGTCGGATGATGGTGTCACTCCGACGTTTACTATGCTCCTCCGGATTACGTCGATACCGAACAGTACAACTCTCCATAAACTCCTTTACACGCTGCTCTAACTCTGAAGCTGGTGTATCTGTCTCTAACGGAGCTCCGATGTCGTCTTGATACACGGCTCTCTCCAAACGCGCTAAGCGGTCCTCAACTGACTCCCTAAATTCTCGTGCATTCACTGTCTTTGTTGACCTTTCTCGATATAAATGACTTTCTACCTCTAATAATATTATATATGAATTAATAACCAAAAAACAAGTGGGCACCTAGTTTATAAACTAGGTGCCCACTTGAATTACGCTAGCACAGTTGCCTGTCTGTCTTCAACCGGTACTGAACATAGCGGGACTCGTTTCGTTTTGGGTAAGCCTGTTTCGCTGTCAGTGTACGTGTACAACACGTACTGGAAACAGTCACTGGAAATCTCGTGGTGTGCAGTTTTAGTATGGTGGTGTACTAGTTCGTGCTCCACTTCTATGTCGACTGCGTCACCCCAATTCTTACCGACTTTAGTCTCAACCCTAAAGTCAACTGGCGACTTTAGTTTCTGTGTGACTCCTTCCATGATCGACTTCATAAGAGCAATACCTTCATGCATATGCTCCTCTTTTAGTTGCATCATGATAGCGTCGTGTACAATGAAGAGCACGTAACCCCAACCTCTAGCAACTAGCTCTTTCTGTAGGTCTATACAGGCCCCTAAGCAAATGTCACTTGCACCTCCCTGAATAGGCGAGTTCCAACTCTGACGTTCAATTTGGGACCGATTGTCTCTAGTGATGAACGGATACTTCGCTCGTCTACCGCTAGGCATCTCTTGCCAACCACGTTCGAGTGCGTACTTTGTTTGTTGTTGCAAGAATCTGTACAAGCCATTATACTTAGCGAAGAACTTACGTAAGTACTCCTCAGCCTGTTCGAGAGAGACGTGCATACCATCATCATCAAACGCTAGCGAGTGAGCCGAACGTCCGTACAAAATGCCGAAGGTACAGAATTTTGCCATAAAGCGTGCGTGCTTCAGCATTAGTGAAGCTACTTCCTCCGGATCGGTTCGCTTATCTCGCTCCTGCTCGATGCGCTTCTCCGTCATGATAACTTCTTCACGCATGATCTGTTCGAGCGCCGATAGACTACGTTTGTTCGCTCGGATCTTCGCTAGTAGCTCTGCGAACGCTTCTTCAGCAAAGGCTTGGTGGATATCGCCAGCTACGTCCTGTGCTAAAGTCGGATCGTGGAATGCTGGATTGACGTGAGCGTTACAGTACCACGCAATGACAGTGAACTCAAGTCCGCTATAGTCACTTTCGACAAAAACGTATCCCTTTGGAACGGTAAACATACGTTTGATGAGTCCATCCCTTGGGATGTTCTGACTATTAGGATTAGAACTCGACAATCGTCCTGTACGAGTTGCATGAATGTTAAATCGTGGGTGACACCGGTCATACGGATCTAATCTAGCTAGCATCCCTTTGATGAAGATGCCATATAGCCGGTTCACGTTCTTGTATTCCATTATGAGTGGAATAATGAGGTGAGCATGCTTGTATCGTTCTAGTTGATCTTTGTCAGTGACTTCTTTACCTTCAACTGGCGGTAAGCCTAAGTGGTCGTAGAGAATGTGTCGTAAGTGTAAAGCAGAGCGTACGTTGAACTCGTTCGCTAGGTGTTCAACGGCTTCTTCACCCCTAAGCACAACGTCATAGTACCTCTTAACTACCCTAGTTATGTACTCGTATTCGTACAGCTGTCTCACTCCGTCCGGTACAGGAGTGTCCGGCACCCAAGCCTTAGCTGACTTGTCATATCGCTTACGTGCTTTCCACCGGACTTCTGTACCTACGAGCTTACGTTTACGCTCGGTTACTTCTTCGTCTCTCGACTTACGTAACGTAATCTCTTGACCGTCTCGTCTGAAGAATTCTTTAGTGGCCTCTCGGATCTTCTCGTTAGAGACCCGCATCTGCTCTTCCATCTTGTCTCTCAGTTCCTCCACGTACTTACGGTCGATGAGGATACCGTGAGACTCAATGTCCGCTAGCATGTTAGCCGCGGGTATGAGCAGATTGTAGTGGCACTCAAGTGGAGTTGGGTAACCTTCAGCGGAGGGATCTTCCTTTTCTAACAGCTCTGTTAGTCTCCTAAAGAGCCGTAACGTGTACACCAAGTCGAAGCTCATATACCTCTGTCGGACATCTGCCGGTATGAGTTCGAAGCTCGCTTCTTTATTCGGAAGGTACGCATGAATGTCATCTTCCCAAGCTGGTGCTTGACAGTGTTTGCGGCTTAATGGCTTTAGGCCGTGTGTCGTTCCAACCCCCTGCACTTCATCTCCTTCTCCACCGCCTCTACCTCTTGGATCATAGAGTGAAGACATCAACATCGTGTCCGCACCAATCCAAGCCTGTTTAGCTCCCAACTTGTAGCGCAACCACGCAATGTCGAACATCCCGTTGTGGTATACAAACCGCACACTCTTCTTTTCCAGGAAGCGTATCAGTACTACCTTCACTTGACTGTCGTTGAAGATGTGGTGAGGTAAGATGTACGCCTTTCCATCCTCCCAAGAGAAGCCGATCTCGAGAATGAAGTTAGTTGGCTGTGCTAACTCCAAGTTGGTCGTTTCGATGTCACAAGCGACATCACCTTCGACGTGATCAAGCAAGTGTAGCAATCGCTTAATCGCCATATCGATGGAGTCTTCTACGATATACTTCGGCGGCTGAAATTGGATAGGCCCTTTAGGCGTATCCAGAATGCTCGGTATCTGACTCATGACGTAGTCAAGGTCAGGAAAGTCATTCGGAGTCCTCAATATGTACGCTGGGTGCCACGTATACGTAATGAAGCACTGAAACTCAGCACTCCACTCAATCTTACCGTGCATGGCGTTCATACTCTGGTGCTTGCCAGTTACAGCCTTGATCGCACTACTACCCAACACTACAATCAAGTGTCGGTTAGGAAGAGATTTGATCTCCGCCTTCAAACGCTCGTTGCAAGCCACGATTTCTGCAGCTGACGGTGTACGATTGTCTTCTGGTCGACACAGACAAGCGTTCGTAAGGTAGACGTCATCTCTTTGCAGGTAACTTCCATCTGACAGCTGTACCCTTTGGAGCACAGCTGTCAAGAGCCTACCGGACTCTCCTACAAACGGGATACCCTGGATATGTTCATTACGGCCGGCTGCTTCCCCTACGAATATAACTCTAGCTCCACTATTTCCGTAACCCATTACTGGTTTGAAGTCATTCTGATTGCATAGACCACAAGTTGAGCACTTGCATAGTGCTAGCAGACTTCTGTCTGCTGAACCCACCCATGAAGTTTCTACTACCATTGATACCCCCTACTCTCAGTACGTTTAGCGTGGCAGTTTACGCAGACTACTTCGCACTTAGCGATTTCGTCGACTGTAGCCTCCCAGTTTTGGTATCGTTGTCGATTAGTATACTTACGTCTGCTAACTTCTCTCCGAAGACGTGATCGAACTCCAAACAGTCTACATCTTGTAAACCGCAGTCTATACACCCCCACAGTTGGAGATAGCGCCTAAACACATCTCTCCTAGCGTTCGCTGCTTTCGAGAGATGTTTACTAGGTCCGTACTTTGTAGTACCTTTAGTTAGGAAGTGTCTTTTGACGTGACAGTTCCCACATCGCACTACACATTTTTGAAGTTCCTTTTCTACGCTTGGCCACCCGTACGTTCGTAAGTGGGTGATATCCATACGTTTTTCACCGGTTACATGATCGAAGTGTAGACATATAGGATTAGTCTCTCCACAATCGATGCACGGGTGTTCTAGTCTGTATTCGAGTAACTTCTGTCGAACTTTTGCTTCTCCTCTTCTACCGGATTCTCTTTCACGTTCGCGCTGACCTTCTGTCATATTCGCACGCCACTGTTTGTATTGGTGGTTAATCTTCTCTCTATTTTTCTCTCGCCACAGCCTCTCGTACTCACGTTGACAGGTTACGCATAGAGACTGGCCCTTCTGCCTTTCGGGAGCGCTACACTTCGTACAAGGTTTAGAGAACATGATCACCTCTATATCTAGAAATGACCCTTGCGTTGGGGTTGCCGTACCCATGTACGGGTTTGAAGTCGTTTTGGTCGCAGAGTCCGCAAGTGGAGCACTTCGCCAGCATAAGCAGCGAGTGCCTTTGTGAAGTGTCTGCAGTAACAGTCATCGGTGTTCACCTTTCTGTCTGCACTTCTGGGGTGCAATATGCAGTTGTATGTGAGGGTCTTAGTTCAAGTACGGACGTCTCGTAGAAGTAAGCTTCCGTTTAGCCCGTTCGATAGCTGGTTCTAGTAGCTCGATAGCTACGTGGATGCCCTCAACTAAGTCTGCGAGTGGGCCTTGGTAGGCTAGTACGCAATCTTCACACCACCAGCCTCTCTTCGTATTCCACTTTGCATCCCCTGCACCGCACTTTACACATCTATGCATATAACCTCCAAGGTCTGTTCGCATAAGAAGTAGTATTTACTTCTTATTATATATTATAAATGTTCGACATGGTGTTTTACAAGAGCACAAAAATGGGTGCCCACTAATACATATTTAACCGTTTTGCTTTCGAGAATTACAACTGCGATGGGCGAGTTGTACGTTATCTGGACCGTGTAAGCCACCTTCCGACAGGGGTACGATGTGGTCGATAGAGGCTTCTGACCGGTTGACTGGCTCCCCACATAAAGCACAGACTCCTTTGTCTCTAGCGTACAGTACGTCCAATGAGACCGGAGCTACGTACTGACCTCTCAGACGTGCCTGGTACGCAGACGTACTAGCTTGCGTGCTCGCCCTATGCTTTAAGCGAGACCTCTTGTCAATCGCCCGTATATGCTCTCGCTGTGTCTCCCGACGCATAGCAGCCTGTGCTACTAACAGCTCTCGGTGGTCTCGATAGTACTGCTTCTGGTACTCTGACGCTCTCTCATACTGCTCGCTAGTCTGCTTCGCACGGCTGATTGCGGCTCTAGCATTGATGCAAGCCTTACACTTAGCGTTGAGACCATCCTTAGTCGACTTGTCTTTACCAAACTCATGTAGCGACAGCCATTTTTGACATCCGCAACAATACTTAGTCGTCATAGGCAGCTCCTAATGGATAACAAGCATGCAACCAGCAATCGACTGCTCCCAACTAGCAGTAGGGAGCAACGACGTAAGATACCTAGCAGTCTCAAGTACAGTCGGAGTGGGATACCCAAACGTCACTACGATTGTAGCTTCCGTACGATCCTTTAGTCGACGTAGCCTCTCACCAAACCAAGCTAACCAAAGTGTCAGGTCGGTTGAGATAGTAGAGGGCCAGTACGAAGGTGACCGAACTGACGCTGATTCCGACTGCACTAGGATACTGTCGATAGCTGACATACAGAAGTAGTGATGAGAGCGTTCATATAGTGAGGTCTCCCAAGGATACACCGGATCAATGTGTACGAGTGTGTTTGGGTATATAGAGTCTCTGAAGTCTGACAGTAGGTCATCAAATAGGCTGTGCTGGAACAGGTTATGCTCGAGGTGGTGATCCAAACTGTCTGAGAACATCTTCGTACGCCAGGTGCTCCTAGCTATCGAGTGAAAGGCTTCTTCCGGTGTAAGTTCCCTAGTCGATCTACCGTCTGGCATTAAGTTCGACCAGCGTACACCCCGATTGGAGCACAGTTGTAGTAGCGTTCTGCCAATCGAACTCATCAATAGAGGCCAGTAGTTCTTGCAGATGAGTAAGGTGTCTAGGTACTTAGCAGTCTCGAGCGAAAGGTGTGGAGCTAACTGTGTCGTATGTCTGGCAACTAGTACGCCTTCTTGTGCTACGTTGGTGGTACTAGGTGTAATAGGAGAACACCAACGTTCGAACCACTCGTTGGTAGGCAGGTCATAGGATAGTTGAGGTAGCGTATCTCGGTTGAGTACGTCGTCTAGCGAGAGTATCGTGTACACCGAACGGTCGTATGCCGCAACCTTAAGTCCTTTACTCGCAGCCTCGTATGCAACTCCACCGTTTCCAGCAGAGAGCGTTATAAACTGTGTGTGCTGTTCGACTAGGGGCCAGAACTTAGTATGTAGGGTCTTACAAGAGGGGGATTGGTAGTATGATGTGATGTAGGGTAGAGACCCTACCGTAGAGGGTACTCTAACGATTTGACTGAATGGCTTTAACACGACAGTGCATCTCCTCTATAGAATGTCTGTGGGCGAGTCGAGTATCTCAGCCATAGCTATTCGCTTCGGTATGGGATAACCGGCTACGAATTGTGGCGACCTGCTAATAAAGTCGTTGCTTACAAAGTTTCTACAGTCTAAGTTATAGCCCGTACGAGACGAGACTCTCTTGATCTGAGAGATACGAGCGTACTGTGCTCTACCGCGTACAGTGTTCATCATAATGTACTGTCGGGGCTTCAGCTGGTCTAGGGGTATCCAACCTATGTCCGGAGTGATGAACTCTTGATCGTCGCTGCAGATAAGTGACAGATTTCCTACCTGTATTTCCACACAGGGTTGGAGTACAGGGTCGTACACGACCCTGTTTAGCTTCTCCCAGCTTACTAGGGGCATAAGCAGCCGTAAGTACTTCTTATCATACTGAGCGTTTGGAGCGGGAGGAGGTTCTCCGACGAGGGATTTGAACACTTGAACAGACCAACTCACTATGTCACTATCCTGCAGTCCACTGTATATGGTTGCTATCGGTAGCACGTGTTCGTGCCATCCTTTTTCCGGACCCAAATGAGTCTTCGAGTGTTTATGCTTCACTACGAGCTTAGCGTGACTGTCTATCATACAAATATGTAAGCGTTCAACTTTGAACGCTTACAGCCTCCTCGACTGATTGAGCTTTTGGTCGGAAGAAGTTGATCAAACTCGTTTCCTCGACGTAAGGAGTACCATCTGGCCTTCTCAGTGCGAGAGCCCGCTTACGCTGGCTCTCGTTGAGGTCGTAATGTGGGAAGTAGGGTCGGTCTCTAAAGTACTGACGTACCCTTAGTAGTCCTGCTACTTCATGCAACTCCAACAAGCCTTCTGGAGTGTTTAGCTCGCTCGACCACATGTTACAGCTTTTAGTTGGTGGTTTTCCTCCGCCTGCTGTACTACGGTTGATGAGGAAGTCGACGTAGATCATGCAGTAGCAACCTTTCTCGCGCCTGCAGGTACTTTGACACCGGCATCTGCAATCGACTTGCGAATAGCGGCTTCTTGTGAGTTAGCCATTCGCAGAATTTCAGTTTTGGTGACGCTGAACCCGCTCGTTCTTGTTCGTCTGGATAGATACTCCCTAACGAAGTATTCTAGGTATCGCTTCGATTTCGAGCGGTTACCTAGATACTTACCTGTCCCATAGGCTTTATCGTAACAGGTAAACTTCTGTCCGGTCTTAACGTTCGAGACGACCTGTTCGGTCTCCTCAAACAAGTGCGCTAGTATCATCATACCTAGCAGGGTCGTACCGTCGGATATCATACCGTCTGAGGTTCTGCCCCAGTCGATACCGATTCTAGAGTTCGGCGGTAGCTCCACTTTCGTAGGGTTACCACCATTGACTGCTGCCAGCAACACTTTTACTGGATTTACCATTCCCTTTGCTGGCGGCCTGATTTCGACTGTGTACGTAACTGTGCTTTCCACTAAGGGCGCTCCTTTCGGGCTAGATTATTACGGTCGTCTGAATCCATTCCCCATACCCCTACACTCACCAGTTTCGTCTGCGATCCACGTAACACCGTCATGGACCACGGCATCGAGTCTGCCAACTCTCTTTCCATCCGACTTACTCTCAATCTCGATGTCGAACGGAGTATCTTTTTGGGAGTGAGTGATATCGAAGTAGATTGCATCCTCTCGTACCCTATCACTCGACCACTGAGGCTCCGCACCAGCTACACGTTCCGTACTAACTGGGGTGCGGTTGTCTCCCTGACCTGCGTGTACCTTTACTCTATGGTTCGGATCCACACCGGATACTCTGTACTTGTTACAAGTATCAGTTTGTGGGTCACTTTCTCTGTCGTATGCATAGTCCAAGTCTAAATCTGACACTGCTGACTGCTCCTTTACTACTGGACGCTCGAGGGATTATCCCTCGATTTGTTTTTGTGATATACATTATTTATATTATAATTGTTCCAGTCGGTTGAAATCAAGAGGTACGTATCGCAGCGTTCGAGTGTAGGTGGTGCCCGTAACTACTGATTTTCCGTTCCTTAACATACTTTCGTAGTGCAGACGCGTTCTTAACCAAGCTCAGCAGGCTTGTGTCTCTCTTACGTTCTAGTACAGTTGGTGTTTGTAGTACGCCCATTTCGGTATACGACCTATCCGACTGTGCTAACTGATACAACATGTCTACATACACTAAGCGAGAGTCAGTGACAGTCAGTTCATAGTCCGTAAAGAAGTCAGTTCTAAATAGTTTGAATTCGCAGTCGACGTCTCTTACGTTAAGTCCGAACGTCCGACTGACTAACGTACTCCAACTCCACGTACAGAATCTCTCGAAACGACTGCCAGTCTCGCCGAAGGGGTAACCGAAAACCGCGTCGTACTCACACATATACGGAAGGAAGAACGCTAGATCCTGTATGTCGAACTGGTCGTCTGAAGAGGTAATGAATGTCAGTTCCTTACACGCTAGTTTGAGTCCGGTCGCTAAAGCTGTAGAGTATCCTCGAGGTTTGGCGTAATTCACTACCCTAACTCGCGGGGTCATGATAGATATAGCCTCTAACAGCACACCTGTATGATCGGCACTACCGTCGTTGACTACGATGACTTCGAAGTCATCGACCATGTACGTTAGGGACTCGTACATTTGATGTACAGTATGCTGAATATAATCCGCATTGTCCTGTGCTACCATTACGACTGACAACGTGTAGTGTTGTCTACGTATAGACGCTCGAGAAGGTTTCATGATGCACTCATATACAGGCTTCTTACCCATCCATTGTTTAAGTAGCACAGTGGACAGGATGAACGTCCCTATAACCGCAATTAGTTTCATAGTAGTAGTGGGTAATAAGTCTCCCACTAGCATAATACTAGCGAACTGGCTTAGTACAGCTAACATCGTGTCCACCAAAGACTCGAAAGTGAGTATAGATAGACATTTACCGAACTCCTCTGCTGTTAGCATACGGTATCTCCCCAATACCCACAATCGATACCCTACCATGCCGCATATCGAAGCGATAGCTGACACCAGCGTATTCCACACTACTAGCTGACTCAGACTCTGTAAGGGGTATATCCATAATGCGACATCTAATAATGCTGCATTCAACAACATGCTAGCACATGCCACGACTACCCACCGTACTATAGCATCGTACTTAGTATATAGTTTGCGTGACCGTCTCTTCTTGACGGTTGCTGTATACGGACTCAATCCGTATGCCTCCTTTTTTTTGGTTGTTACAGCCTATCTCCCTTTTGCAAATTACATCTCCTACAAAGAAGTTGTATATTATCTACCGTATTCGACCCTCCCTTACTCCGAGGTATGATGTGGTCATACTCGATGTAGTCCCCACTGTAGCCGCATTGTTGACAGCATCCCTTATCTCGTTTATACACATCAGACTTTACGTGATTAGGTACGTCTCCGTATGTGCCTAACTCTCTACGAATGATTAGTTGTCTCTTCCAAATACGTACAAGAGTGTCGATGTAGATACAAGCCTTAAACGGGTCTCTTACGTAGTAATCCCCTCCACCGGAACTGGCAGATACGGAGATTCTTAAAACCCTCTTGACTACCAACTGTTCTGTAACACCTCGTAGAGGTCTGGGATGGGTGTATACTCGTACGGACTCCTCCTTCACTTGGCTTATATTACCCCAATTGATATGTACTCCACCTACGCCAGATATGGGGTGGAAGTAGCACTTCTTGTTAGTACCTACCAATATACCCTCGACGGGTCTTAGCTGTTTATTATAGTACGTAGTCTCGAACGAGAAGTAGGCGTACTCATCTGAGTCTAGATGCCTATCTATACGAATGGTTGGTACATTACCCCACTGCACTTCCGAAAGTTCTCTAAAGTATCTCATCTTTTCTATGACAGGGATGCCTTCATACTCAGGCATATGTATACTTTGGAAGTGTTGATACATTTGGGTCTCCAACTCTAAGGATACACCTCCTCTAGAAAAGTCCCTCTCGATCGCAGACAGCCACCTATAACGTTCGTTCTGAAAGTATTCACCACATTCACTGCATATGGTCTGTCTCACAAGTCTGTTCCATAGAGAAAGTCCTTTTCCACAATTTATACACACCGCCATAGTGAACCCTTTTTCTTTGTTTGTCATTGTACACCGGTTCGTTTCCACTTCTGCCACTGTACGTCGCGTTTGCGGATTAGATTCCATATACTCCGGATAAGTGCGTACACCTCGACGTAGGTGGTGACGTAGAATAGTAGCCACCCTATAGGTGCTAGCAGTAGAGTGCTGATGTTGAACTCTCCACTGTCGTGTGCTTGTACGCCGAACATGAGAGAGACTACAAATACACCACTCAGAAATGCCGAGAAGTCACCCGATAGGAGTGCGAATACGTATAGCATAGTGATAAATAGTAACTCAAGTCCGAGTTGCACCTCCCCAAATATCGCTAGCGGTAGTATCACCCAGCACAGCAACTTGTTATGCCTACGCTCAGTCGAGAAGAACAAGTTGCGATGCTGCATAAACGTTTGGAACCGACCGTACTTCCAACGGTAGCGTTGCTTCTTCAAGCCTGTGAGTGTAGACGCTCCCTCAGTTAGTACGAGTGCTCCAGGACAGTAAACGATTTTCCAACCTTGTTCCTGTATTCGGACGGATAGCTCAATGTCTTCCGTAATGTTCTTGGTATTATACCCACCAATCACTTGAAACACTTCCCGCCGGAATGCACCAGCCGCTCCACCGATAATATAGATGGTGTTGAGCAAGCTGTCCGCTTTCTTAAAGTAGAATCCGAAGATATATTCTAGGTACTGGATTGTACCCACGAGTGACTTTGTATTGCCTACCCTCACGTTACCGACGGCAGCCATAACTTTAGGGTTACGGAATGCGTTCACGAACTCCTCAATACAGCGGGCGTGAACGTGACAGTCAGCGTCAATGGACAGTAGTATAGCTCCGTGAGACAGTTGGATCGCTGTGTTTAGTGCGCTTCCCTTGCCTCCGTTTGGTTGGTAGTGGTAGAGTATACGTATGCGCTTGTACTCGGGTACGTCAGTCATCTGCTCGTTATACTTACTGACGAAGTTGAGCATCATTGCGTGCGAGCCATCTGTGCTACCATCGTTCACAATGACGAGCTCCACATGTCTGTAGGTGGAGTCTAGTAGCGTCTTGACCGTACCTAGTAGACCTACCTCTTCGTTCCAGGCAGGTATCATCACTGACACTAACGGGTAGTAGTCCGCCATAAGCGTAGTAACGACTCTGCGACTCTCTATTACGTCGTAGAATGGAGCTACTACCATATAGAAGAAGTATTTCGCTAGTAGTATAGACGCAAAGAAGACTATAACGTGTCTCATCGTATCGAGAAACGGCGTATCGAATGGATGCGGTTGTATAAACCTAGTTGAAGCTGCTATAGCAGCCGTAACCATCCACAATGCACTATACGTAATACTTTTATAAACAGATCTCACGTTAGCTTCCGCTTAATGGCTCTTAAGTAGGTAGTGGTATCCTCGTTTGGTATAACCTTTGGGAAAGAGATTTTCCGACCGCGTGCCAGCTTAGAGATCGAGACTGCTTTCATACTTAGTGTCGTAGCCATCTCTACAACCTGCCGTCTAGTCGGCCGTATACGTAGGGTTCCGCTAACGAAGTTAGCCCATACTATCATAACTGCTATCCACAGCACGACTCGAAAGGTCCACGTTTCGATGTTCCAGTAAACTATACTATCTATGTCGAACGCAACCACGCTATACGTCAGCAGATATAGCACAGTGATCATGCTATACCCCTTCCTACGCCTCTTAGCGTACGGGTCGCTTACACACTGTGCCATCGATAACGCTTCCGGTAGAGTCATCTGTCCAACCTGTTTAGCTGGTAATGTAAATGGTGGAGGTATTACATAGTCCTCGTAATACGTTGATGGCACTAGTGACTACCTCCAATATACTTTCCAGTCGAGTCGAAGTTAGCTGCGTACCAACTCGGTAGTTCGGCTTCCATCCACTTCAGTAGAGAAGAGAGTGCTGGAGACACGTCACTCGTAACTGTTGGTGTGGACACCGGTGTAGGTGGAGGAGTAACCGTTGGCCACTTGTTTCCTCCACCTAAGTGGAAGATGGCAATGTTGTTGATACCCGTACCAGAGTTTAGCACAGCGGTCACTTTCTGGTTCAACGTTTCGCTGTCCGTATAGTAGTAGACCTCGCCCCCTACAGACCAAGTCATCTCACCAGAAGAAGCATCCCTTGAAGCTGTATTAAAACCGTAGTAGGCTTTTGACTGGCTGTATGTATCTCGATTAGCGGCGTACTTATTTCTCACTCCGTGGTACCCGTAAGAGTTGAGTATGATAGTGATCCTACTAGGATCAGTGATTTGAGACCTAGTCCACTTACAAATGTTGGTGATCCAGTCTATAGGCGCTATCGGATTACCTGCACCCTGGTCGTATTCGTAGTCGTACGCCATCACGCGTAACTCTACTTGAACCCCGTCGAAGTCTTTATATGACCAGTGAGGATAGTAGCTCTGATAGGTTTGGTCGGATATCGCTGGGCAGTCGATAGCTAGTAAGTGCCCTGTGCTATGCAACTCAGTACTAAGACGTTTGACGAACGCTACATAACTGGCATACTGAGAGGAAGTCCAAGAACCGAAGTCCTCAAAGTCCAACTCAACTCCGGTAAACCCTATCTTCGAGAGAAATGCTTGTACCGTACTGATAAAGGTGTTTGTAAGCTGAGTATCGCTTATGAGTACTTGAAACCCACCACTATCCCCACTGACAGTTACGAACTGCCTGTTGCTGTGTGCTTTGACAGAAGCTACATTCGAGTCGTTATACGCGTTACACCCACTAGTCAGGGTTACAAGTGCTCCACCAGAATCAACATGTAGATACTCGACGTTAAGAGTATTGATAACCCTTCCGTCGGAGTACTGACTAGGTGCGTCGCAAACTGCGTCGTCCGGAAATACATAGCCACCCATAGTATTAAGAGTCATATGATGTTTTACCTCCGTAGGTTTGAGTAGTAAGTTCCATAATAGTAGCGACATCACCACTATGAACAGCACCATCACTACTATGAGACTAATACCTAAAAGTCGTACCCTCCTTTTTTCGCTCAAACACAAGCTCCGTTCTAGTCGTGCGAGGTACTCTGTATATCGAATAAAGCGTCGCACATAGCTTGAGCTACGATAGTGTGAAATGGATACTCGTGGCTCTCAGACATCCACGAGTCATCTGGTATATCTTCTCGCTCGAGTCTCTTACAAACTGCCTGTGACAGAAACTCAGCCGCGATTTGCCTACCAATAAGTAGGAAAGCTATGCGAAGGGTTGATTTTACATCCATATAAAGTTACCTTTTGAGTTATTTGTGGTGAAGTAGGAGGAAGAGTATGACAGTGATAAGTACTATGTTAATAAGTAATAGCCCGGACACGAAAACAAGTACCATAATCCACACCTTGTAGCTGCAGACGACCGGTACTTGTTCGTCGTACTCTCGTACTGCTTCTTCGCACGAGAGTACAATCGCTGTCTTAGTATCGTAAAACGTCACAAGCACCCTCTCACGTGTGCTTGTCACCGTGATTTGCACTACGTCGTACGACCGCACGGGACTGAACTGCTGATTTCCTACAAGACCACTTATAGTTATATTATATGTGACGCTCTACGATATTACAAGAGGGCCTCTCCTGTCACTGAACAGGGTATACGAAGGTCACCCACATAGTAGCTTTTGCATCCGCAAGTCGAGCGATAGTTACTATAAAGCGGAACCACGTAACGGTCCACCACTCGAAGTCTACAGCTTTTTCTCCGTATACGTTGCGGACCTCCTGCATTTGATGTGGAGGTATATCAGTGAGGGTTATTTGAATAGCGACAGCTTCTCCATTTAAGTTGGCTAATGGGTATCGCAGACGTACTAGCACAGCGGCTAGTGCTTTAAGTGACTCTGCTGTCACTGGGGGGATTGTCGACAACATTAACACCCTTTCTCGGTTATAGTGTCGGATTCCGGATAGTTCCAAACCACTCAGAAAACGGCTGTTGGGCGCTAATTTGGGTAGCTACTTCTTCGACAAGTAGCAGATGACGACCGTATCTAGTTCTCAACCAACTATATAGGTCGTCAGGTTGTGGAAAGTTAGAGCTTTGCGTGTTGAGTATGAAGAATCCGGCGCCTCTTGCAAAGGATTCTTCAATCCAACTAGTCACCTCCTTGTAGATAGTATCAAGGCTCCTATTGTCACTCCAGTTGGAAGTCTTGACCGGACATTGCATAAGTATGGAGTTCAGGTCAGCGGTAAACTGACTATACGCGGACCAGTCGTCTGTGGACATCCACGGCCACAGAGGGTTTGCATACACGACTGCACCCGTATAGATGTCGAAGGTTCGTATAGCCTGTAGAACGCTAGTCTCCGATATTTGATGTAGCCTTCTCGTGGGAGTCTTTGCAAACTCTTCCGCTGCCAGTCGTAGAGACCAAGCTCGTCTACAAATCGGCTCCCATAGTTTGTGTGGCCTCCTCCCTTGTATAAGCTTGCCCTGTTTAGACAGTCTACTCCAACTCACTTCTCGCCAAGTATACGTACGCAGTATAGCGTACCCCACACAAGCTCTCATAAGTGAAGTAGGGTATCGTTGCAGTAGAGTGTCTAAGTACACAGCTGTCTTTCGTAGCATGTGAGGCCTAGACTTCGCAGGAGAGTACACGAACCGGTCCGTAATGTAGCCGGGTTCGTAATTGAGGTTGTCTGGATGGACGTTAGCACAGAAGCGTTCGAACCAGTCGTCTCTAGGCACGTTCAAGTCGGTAGTACACTGCAAAACCGACTTTAAGGACTCGATAGCGAAGATGTTCTGGTCATTGCTTGCAGTAGGTTGAGAAGCAAGTGCACGAGAGAAGACCATCGACCCACTATTGACAGCTACGTCAACGAACTGGGGAGATGACGTAATTACGTCCATAGTCGACTTAGGAAATACTGTAGGCCTCTGAGTACGCCACATGGGTGTGGCGTACTCAACTGCTTCCTGCAACTTGGGTCTCCTAGTCACGAACGGACTAAATGTGTACCTCACTGTGCTAAAAACCTCGTATACGCTTGAATACTTATACAATATATTATAGTGTACTATACTCAAGTATACAAGAGGTTACCTGAGCCAAGGACCCAAGTTGTCTGTCGTCGAGGAAGGTTGCTGTCCAGTCTTGATAACTACTTCATGCATTCTGCGAGCCTTCGCACTGTGGGGACATTCATTGCAGGTGGCGTACAATCTACACTCACAGGCGAGTCCCGAAGAGTTCCAGTGAATGTTATACCACTTACCGAAGGTGCTCTGTACTTGATACCTACCCGGTGATACTACGCGTGCTTGTAGGTTAGTTCCCTGCCGATCTTGCGTATACGCCTCCTTTAGCAAACTAGCAAACTCCTGCTGCTCCCTCTCCAACTTATCGTTACGTTTCAGCAGAGCCTCGTAACGTTGTTGTTCTTCGTTAACGTCTTGGAGTAGCCCTTCTATACGACCTTCTAATAAGTATGAAGATGCGTTGTAGAGCCAAAGATCAGCTACCAATAGCAGTACGACTAACCCAGCTAGTAACGTCGTGGCGAACGTGTACTGCTTGCCGAAGGCCTCGCCAACCCCAATAGCTGCGAGTACTAAACCCCCTACCGTAACCCAAGGGCGAACAGTTTGAGGTCTCAGTTTCGTTCGCCAATTGTTAGGCATGCCTGAACTATCCAACTTACGCATGAGCGTATTCCTTTCTATGAAAGGTGCTCGTATCAGCGCAATGCGGGTACCTTTCGATATGATCCACCAACACATCGATAGTGGATCCACCCGGTATGATCTACTCGACCTCTCTTTAGCACGTTCCACACTTGAAAATATGCGAGAGCCCACCGATTCGATATGATCCACTATTGTTTGGAATAGTGGATCATATCGAAAGACGTACCTTTCTCCCCTTTCGGAAGACTCTCGCAACTAAACAACAACAGACCTAGTCAAACGATCGGATCCACTAACGAACTATGGCTGGATCCGATCGTTTGGAGTAGGGAACGCACCCACTCCAAAACTCGTCCTCAGACAGATGCTCGAACACTGGATCCACTGTCCCGTTCATCTTAAACGCCGTCTTACGTAAGAAGCAAGGACCGCAGTTGTTACAGTGGTGCTCTCCGTACTCATAGCACGAGTACGAATGCTCCATCGGCGCACCATTTTTCAGGCCCAATGCTACGATTTCGTGCTTCATCAGGTTGACGAGAGGTGCCTCCAGTCGTACGTAGTGGTGTAGATTGAGTGCATACGGTAGTACTGCATCCAACTTACGTATGAATGGGAGAGTATTATCTGCATAACTTCCGGCCTCTTCTAAATTTGCTCCTAACACAATACACTCAAAGTCGTGCACTTCGGCTATAGCTGCAGCCATAGCTAGAAAGACAGTGTTTCTTGCGGGACACCACTCCCAAGCTAGTTCTGCTCCTGCTATTCCACCACCTTCTCGGTTGATCTCTCCGTGTGTGTTAGTGAGTCTAGACCCACCTACCTTGGTGAAGAAGTCTGTCTCCCAGAATAGGTAGGGTACGTTCATGGCAGCTGCTATCTTACGTACAGCCTCTACCTCACCCTCCTGTGCCCTGCACTTGTACAGGAAGTGCAGCAGTGTAACATCGTACCCACGTACCTGCATCTCCCTAGCAGCTACTGTACTGTCTAGTCCACCACTACAGACCACCAGGGCCTTATGTACATCCCTGGACTGCCTTAAGGACCTGCCCTGTATCTGTACTGTACCCTGCATGGCTGTACTACTACCCTGCCCTGTATCTGTACTGTACCCTGCATGCAGGGTAGTACTGCTACCCATGACAGATGTACTACCCCTATGGGATGGAAGATGTACTACCTGCATGGAGTATGCAGGTACTTCTACTACCCCTCCCTGTACGAGTCTGCGGTGTATATCTGTATCATCGTACAGGTGTTCTTCCATAGAGGTGAAGAACAACGCACCCGCCTGCTGATCATACGCGATGTATAGTTGTTGATAGTTCACGGCTAGGATAAGCGTATCCGGATGTCGTCTATTCACAAGCGCAAGAGCATACGAACCCTCGATCTCGTCTCGTAGGAACTCCTGTATACGATCCAGATCGAGTTCGTCGGGACATATCTTGTCCAACACGGCCGGTATAACCGCTGTATCTATAGACGTACCCAACGATAGTCCATACCGCTGTACCAACTCTTTATCGTTGGCTATGCATCCATTATGAGCACAAGCCCAATTCCCATGTACGAATGGTGGTATATCGTATATACCTTTCTCCCGTACCCACTCTGTAGTTGGCTCCGCCCTACATGTCGATATACATATCCTAGCGCTACTAGGTAGATACGTACCAGCGACCCCTGTCTCGATCGGACTACCAGTATAGCGTACGCTGCTGTATGTATGATCTGTATGCAGCGTGACAGTACCCCAACTGTCACGACCTCTCTCACATGCCTGATCTATGATATGCCGTAGCCTCGTACTCAGGTACGAAGTACCCTCGGGCATAATCACACCGGATATACTACACACTGTGCTGCTCCCTCCATATATGGATTGGTATGCATGGTAGTATGCATACCCATATGTCTATACGACTAGGGGTGTCTCTCCAGTACACCCCTATCCACATGTCCTCGAGTTTGAACTCGAGTCTACAGTACCACACACTTCACCCTCGACTCATCAGTTAACCACCCGTGCAGTACATCCACATTATGCAGTACCGCTTCACGTTGTGTGGGTGATACAGTACACTCGAAGAAGTCCTTCGATCTACCAGGATACTTCACACCCCTAGGACCGTACTGTGCATCTAACTTCACACCCCCTAGACCATAGCACACTGGTTTTGATGAGTCCGTACTACGCACCCAACTACAGACCGTAGGTCCACCTACCCTCAACTCTACTAGGTCTTCATCCATGCCTAAGAGATGTACGTCGACCTTACCCAGCACATCGGACTTGATACGTTCGAGTAGCGAAAGTCTACCCCCGTAAGGGAACCAGTCGGCACTTTCCTCATAAGGTCCGATACACGTAATCTGGGGTATAGACAGCATAATATGCAAGCACATCATCCACTCTTGCAAGTTTTTCCCTTGAGGCACTGCCATACACTTAATCGGGTAGTCTATCAACGGTAAGACGTGCTGTATGAAGTCGGTTGTGCGACTAAGCGTAGCAAAGGAATCCTCGCGTACATCCGGTAACACAATTTCATCCGGATGCAGCAATCGTACCCATTTGAGGAGTAGTTCAGCACTAGCAGCTTCTCCTAGCTCGAACGCGCCATTATCTAGAATAAGGTAGTCACCTCTAGGCCGTATAACGTTCGTATAGAAGTCTGCATACGCCTTGCTTCTCTCCAGCTCCTGTACTAAGACTAGATGCAGTTTCTGTCGTAATGAAACTGCATCTAGTAAAGATACAGGACTGATGATTGACGCTTGCATCAGCCTGCACCTTTCGTTTAGTGGTGTCCGTTCACAACGGGAACTTGTTGATCTACGTCAATCTCTGGAGCTTGATCATAGATAGCTTGAGGCGTACGTAGTTGGGACTGTACCCACTTGTAGTGCAGTCGTAGAATGACTGCCTCAAATGCGGCGTAGTTGACTAAGTCTCGTATGCTATCTTCCGCTCGTTCGTAACTAACTCGAGTGTCAGCAACGAGTTCTACCTTTGCGATGTAGTTCTTCAGGCAGTTTGCGAACCGACTGAACTTATGTTTAACGTACATGTAGCACGCTGCAAAGTGGTTTGGGATCACCACATCCGGCTCAAAGTACTCTAACATCGACGTACTAGCCGCTGCGTTATTGTACTCTTGAGCTCGTTCTCGATACGTTTCCATACACTCCTGCATGAAATGCAGGAACTCTTCATTAAACTCGTGGTCTGTGTACGTAAACGTACCCGCTGGTCTAGGTTGATTCACAAAAGTGTACCTTTCTTCTTGCACTACCACATCCCTAGTCGGTGAGCGCTAGGAATTCGCGGTGAGAATTAGTTTCTTCTAGGAAGTGACCTAGAAGCACTGTAGTTGTAGTATCCGACTTACGTTGACGGACGCCCCTAATCTCCATACAACTGTGCTTCCCCACAATTTGCACAGCTACGTGAGGAGTTTCTGCAGCTAGCGAAACCTCTTCCGCTATCCACATCGTGATATCTTCTTGTAATCGAGGTATGCTGGCACATAACTCAACTACCCTCGGCAGCTTAGACAGGCCGATTGCTCTACCTTCGTAGGGGAGATACCCTACTTTAATAGTATATCGTACAGGTAGCAGATGGTGAGGACAGAGACCGTCCGCTTGAATGCCGGATACAGCTACCATACCACTATATCCTGTCGAGAACTTCGCCTGTCGTAGTTGTTCTAACTCGTACTCAACAGAATCCGGAGACTTAAAGTGTCCTAAGTAGTATGTAGCCACTCTCCTAGCAGTTTCTCTGAAGTCGCCGTGTGTTAGGTCTACCCCTAAGGATTCCAGCCAATTACGAGTAGAAGCTAGCACAGTTTGATATCGTGCTCGGTCCACTTCCGGGTCATTATGCTGGCGGAAGTGACAGTCGTGGCACATTACAATGTCCTCTGTCACTTCCCCACTCTTAACCCTATGTGTCTGCAAACCTCTACCCGTTAACTCCAACGACTGGGCTTCCGTTACGCCACACTGCAGACAAGCTCGTACGGATTGCTTACGAAGACCGGCAACAAGTTCCGCACTTAAGTTGAACGGCATACGCTGCGTTGTCAATGTCAGATTCCTCTCTTGTGGCCGTACATCAGTACATGCTGTTGACAACTAGGTCTAGCATACTGCATGTCACCGTCCGCTAGTACTCGTTCGGTCAACTCTCTATATCGTTGGGTTAGAGTATAAACTGTATCCCCATTCGGATTCTCTGTAGTTGGCAGTATCGTACCAGTTTGTAGGTAGAATGGTGTACTCCCATCATCGCATCTGTATCTATGGTACACCGTCCGTGCGTACTCGTAGTCATCATCAGTGAAGACGACTACCTTTAAGCACAGTTGTGTGTTGGCAAGTCTTGACTTGGCGATGAAATTGTCCAGTAACGACCAATTGGTCGTCATACCTGAGCTAGGTGGTTTAGGAGAGCAAGTGATACACTCGCACTGTCCTACCCAGTCTTTCCAAAGCGTTCCCTGAGTCTCGACTGCCACACAATAATTTGCAGCGTGCAATGCATCAACTACGTCATCTAGTTTGTGCATTACCGGATTACCCCCACTAATGGTAACGTATGGAGCTCTAGGTAGACTAAGTATTCTTGTAACGATCTCCTTTGCGGATAACCGTTCCAACTTACGTACCTCTTCTGGGAGAACTGCGTACAAACTATCACACCAACTGCAATGTTGGTAGTCGCAGCCACCCATCCGTAAGAAATGGGTGCGTACGTAAGTCATAGTTCCTTCCCCCTGAACTACGTCTCCATAAATCTCACTGACAGTAAACTTCCGTTCAACGACGTTTGGTTCAACTTCGGAGACTGTCTGAGTGTCAATACTCAAAGGTTTTCCTCCTTCAACATGTTAGGCGCCTTTCTCTATACGTTACGCACTACGGCAACAACTTGAAGTTTGCTCCGCCTACGTACACTTCAGCGTAGCCGTCTTCGGTCTCCCAAAGACGTATGGCAAACAAATTTGGCACGTAGGGGAGCAATGTATCTCGAATCCAGCAAGCGACTAACTCTGCAGTCGTTACTGGAACGGGAACCACGTCATTCAGATTGTAGTGGTCGAGTCTAGTAATAATGTGTTCCTTTACTACCGCACTTATATCACCAAAGTCCATTACCATGCCCTCACTACTGTCAGGTGCGTCTTCGACTACTTCTTGTATCGGACCGTACACAAAAACCTCTAACCGGTAAGAATGTCCATGGAGTCTAGCACACTGACCTCTATGATGTGGTAATTGATGTGCAGACTCAAACTTGAAGGCCTTTCGAATTAATGCCTGTTCCATCAGCTTCCTTTCCTGTTTAGTATTAGCGCGTCTTAAATAGTACTAATGGATGCAGAGTTAGGAGTCTAACTCTGCATCCATTAGTGGGAACGACTACATACTAAACAGTGAGCTAGCCCCTACCGGAGCTTGTGCTCCGTTCTCTGGCATGCTCGGAACGCTCTTCGGATCAGGAACGTTACGTGCTAACACTTCCTGACCTTTCTCGTTAGCGGGCCAATACGCTTCGATACGTTCAGACAACTTACCGTTATAGACCTCGTGCTTAACCAAAGCTACGACCTGTCGGCCTTGATCCCCATTCTCGACCCAGTCGTAGGTCTTCCCAATCTCTTCCTCCGGGTGAAGTGCTTGCAGAAATGCTTGCAGTTTCCACATCGAGTTCAGTTGGAGACTGAAATTATCCCACAACCGGCGCTGTGCATAAATCGGTCCTTGAATGACGAACTCCACTGAATACATTGGCTTACCGCTAGAGTTAGACATTTTCTGTTCCACCTTAGCAAGAGCTACCGTATAAGCTCCCGTAGGAAGAGTATTAAAACCTTCTCTCTCCTCGACTTGACTGAAATCTAATGTTGCCATTGTTGCTGTCCCTTTCTGTTACTTAACTTTGGTGGTAGTAGTGGGTTTTACCGCTAACGCGGCTGTAACCCGATCGTGAATGTATCCCATTGTAGGGTCCTCAATAACAGACCCCAACCTTCCGGACCTATCCTTAGCTACGTACTGTCCATCTGGCTGGCACTGAGCAAGTCTAGTCGTTATCGACTTACCATCTACCATCTTTACAGCTACGTCTAGATGTAGCACTACATCGAATAGACCTGGAATCAATAGAGCAAGCGACTCCTGTAGGTGAGGACGAGTTGACATCTTCATCGTCAACTGGTTCTGCATCGACTGCTCCTGACACGTCATGATAACGTTCATCGGCAGACTAACAAATCGTTGCAGAACCAACTTCATACGAGAAGCAACTCGACCGTAGTCTTGTTGCTGGGGTACTTCAGGGTCACGCCTTTCTCGAGCTGCCGCCTCTTTCATGACTTGTTCGTGACATAGCTCCTGCATCGCTCGAACCCCGTCAATGACGATAGTCTTATACTCGTGAGGCTGTTCTGTTAGGAACTTGTATATGTCCGTTATACCCGGAATATACTCTGTTCCCTTCCAGTAACCGCTGAACGCCTCTAGTTGAACTGTCTTTAGGTGCGAACCTCGCCCTAAAGCAGCTAGGGTCATCATACCCTTGTCGTAGTCGGCGATGAAGACGTTCCTCATCGACGGAACGTCTTCGGCAGTCCCTACAAAGTAGGTCTTACCCATACCTTGTATACCGTACACCAATACTTTGATGTACTCCGCCGCTTGTTGGGGACTCTCAATTCGTAGTGGGGGTATCGTGAGCGTCGGTTGTACCCCCTGTGTTACTGCCATTACTGTTTCCCTTGTTAGATGTTTGTGTTTTGAGGTTTTAGTTTGTTCGAGATGTTAGGTGGCTAGCCTAACTCTTGGCCGTCGTATCCTCCTTCTCGTGGCTGTTGGTAGACTCCTCCCCTTGGTGGACGCTGCACAAACTCGTTACGTATGCGGAAGTCTACCTCACCCCCGAGATTTCCAGTTATATTTTCCGTCACACACAGCGCATGATACGGACAACTCCACGCGCAAGAGCCGTCCCATTTGGGACTAGGATAAATAGGTAGGTTCTCTCTCGACATCTCCCTCACTTCCAACATTAGCCTGTGTGCATGACCCTGCATCTCGTCCTTACTCCTCAACACATACTCTCTACGCACAAATATCGTACCAGTTGGGTACGTGTTCTGCAGCTTATCTAGCACAGCTGCATAGTCGCTTTCGTTAAAGCCATTGTCCTGTATCGCTTTCAGATACAGCTCGTACGTAGTTGGGTTGGTGACTATATCCTTACTCAACCCTTTTCCGTTTTTGAGTAGTAGTGGGGGTTTAACTATCTTTTTAAGCAGTGCCGTGTAAATAACCCCACTTAGTATAGCATCACTAGGTATACCCGGTACTTTACCATTGCGTATCAACCACTGAGCCGCTAACTGGTATCTAGCTGTCTGCTCATCTAGTAGCATGACGTCACTGGCCAAATGTGTACCAGCCGTCTTGTACTCGATTAAATAATACAGGCCGTCATTAGTACGGACGATACCGTCAATACGCCCCACAAAATAGACCCCTAAGTCTGTTCCGTCATAGTCGACTAGCGGGATTTCAAATTCAAACTCGGTGTGCAGCATCTTGAAGTCGTCGTGAGTGCTAGCCCAGTTCTCGTAATACGTCAGCATTTGCACACCCAATTCACGCATAGCTTCGTACTTGCTATAGTCATCTCCCATCATCCCCACTTCTACCATACGAGTTACATCACTATCAAATACTTCTACAAACGCATCGGATGCATGCACACCATCCCGATAGTGTCGCTCTAACGCATGATGAATCTTTCTCCCAAAGTCGTACGCAACTGTCCCACGTTTAGGCTCCAAATTCAACTGGGACTCGTTAGAGTAGTACCATCTCCTCCTACATTCCTTAAATTCGCTTATACCAGTGGCACTTATGCGTCTTACGGGTAGGGCAACGACTCTAAACGGGTTGCGTTTGTTGTCTTGGGTCACTTGTTGCCTCCTCATTTATTAAATCTTCTTATTTATATTATAAAGGATTACATAAACAAAATCAAGAGGGCGGAGTCTAACACCAAGGCAGCGCCTACAGGAAATCGTCAGTCGTTGACGGTGTTTTCTCTCTAGACCATACCCTAGGAGCGTACTGCGTCCTTTTGATCTCGTCATAATCCTTCCCAGTGTTTTCAGCGACACACAACGAGAAGTACGGACACCGCCAGTAGCAATCCCACGTAGGCGACGGAAGTAGGGCAACTTCCGGGTTAGACATGGCCCTAAATTGCGAGGTCAGTCTCCGCTCTAGTCTAGTCAGCTCCTCTGCTGACCTTTGTATCCACTCTCGATAGAAATAGCGGTTACCACGTAGTTTCAACTTCACTAGCACATCAGCATAGTCACTCGGCGAAAAGTCGTGCTCCCGTATAGAAGCTAAATACAACTCATACGTTGTAGCAATACGCGCGTCCCTTAGTAAACTCTTACCGTCGTCAGCAAGCGGGGGAGTAGTTGGAACGGCTTTCCTCAACCCGTTATACAACACACCCTTAACAGTGGCGGTTTCAGGTACACCGTACTGTGCTAAATCTCCACTTGCAAGTAGTTTTGTAGCTGCCCACTGATACACGTTAGTCTGTTCGTCGAGTAGCAGGAAGTATTGTGGGGGTTTGATACTGTAGCTCTTGTGTTCGAGTAAATACACGTCGTTTGGTCTGCGCCATAGTCGTATAATGCCGTCGAACCTGCCAACTAAGTGACCTTCGGTTTCGGGAATGGGTACCCGAAAGTCCGCCTCTGTTGCTAGTACCTCGAAGTCGTCCTGCAGACGAGCCCATTCCCGATAGTGTGATAGCATGCCTATACCTAACTGACGTAACTCAAGCCACTTCTGTTCAATATCCCGTTCACCCAACAGCGAACGTTGACCTGCCTGTTGCTTGGTAGTCTCAGTAGACCACCACGTATCAAAGCTTACAGAAGGGTCGAAGCCTAAGGAATAAAATCGATCTAGTGCGTGGTGTACCCCGATGCCGAACCATAAAGCATACGACTGTCTCCGGCTATCCAAATGTTCTAGGGCACTATAGCCCCAGCGTCGTCTGCAAGTAGAGAACTCTTGCAGTTGTGAAGCAGAAATAGTACGAACAGGCACTGACAGTTCCTAGCACTGTATACAGTATAAGTATGAATAATTATAATGTACTGCCAGTGACTTTTAAGAGTGTCCCCTAAGTATAGAGCGGTCCGCTGTATGAGTTGGGTGAGAACTCATCGGAGCCAACACTCCGAACCGCTCTATACTTTAGTATATGTTATATATGTATACAAATCAATACTGCAGAGCTCCAGCTCTGCAGTATAACGTAGATATGGTATTAGGCTACGACGCTTTCACTATACCATACCACTCTACGAATTCTTTACCGGTGCGGGAACTCTTCGCCACCACGTTCTCTACGTGTGTAAGATCAAACTCTGTACCCAACCAATCGTACAGATCGTTTGGCGGAGGCGAGTTCGTACCCTGTGTGCTTACGATAAAGTAGGCCGCACCCTTCTCGAACGCTCGGTTGATCCAGGTCCCAATCTCCGCGTACACAGCTTCGGGTTCATGTCTACTCCAGAACGGTACTTGCAGATCACTTTGCGCTAGCACAGCTGATATTTGAGTGCTGAAGAACGTATACGGGTTAGCTCCGTCTGTACTCATCCAAGGCCAAGCCGGATCGATATAGCAGACAGCTCCTCCTTCGATATGTAGGTTGTCGAGTGACTCGAGTGCGTCCATATTCGTAACCTGATGCACATACCCGTGCATAGGCATACTGTCAATAGTACAGCGTATACGTACAGCTTCACGTACAAAACTACGCCAAAACACGTCCGTCGTTACGGAACTGACATCTTGCAACCAACTCAGCCCGTTGTGCGAACAGTCCTCAACTAAAGTTGCACCTACAGCAGCCAGCACTAACGAGTCTCGCTCGAATTGACTCACCAACCCGTCGATGTACGAGGCTGTTGCCTCGAAACCTTCTAGTACATCACCTTTCGCTGCACGTCTATGCAGCCAACCCTTTCGAGAAGCTACGTAGATCGGATGTGTAGCTTGAGCGAATGCCTCTAGCCACTCTTCGAATCCGAGTGTATGCGTCGTTTTACTACACAGCACTGCGTCCAACGACACTGCAGCATATACACAGCGGTCGTTACAAGCGACTCGCTGACCTTGCTGTGCTCGATGCACCGGATACCTACCACCACCAGCAGTCAAGTCTACGTACTGTGGAGCTATCTCCACAAGTTGGGTTACAACTTGTGGATAGCTCGTAATCTGCTGAGTCCCCCAATACGGCGTACTGTACGCACCCTGCTTTGCAAATTCGGTTGGGCCTCCGTACGACTCGATTAAGTTGCTATAAGCAACCACCATTTCCTTAATACGTGTGTCTAACATGTATACTCCTTGTTTAATAGTGTACGTGTAGTAGTGGGCCTACTACACCAGTCACTCTTAGCACAGTGACTACACTCGCTACTACGAACAAGCTGGTTGTAACGATACAACCAGCTAACTGCCACCTTTCTCTTTGGGATGTCGTCGACAATAAAGTCCACAACATTCCAACTAACAGACTCCATACTCCCCAAGTTAAGCATAGGTCTGCTACTAGCTGTTCTGCCACTAATCTAGCTCTACCTGTTCCAGCCAATTCGAACCAACCGATACACTAGACTCCATTGGCACATCTAACTTGACCACATTCGACATAATACGCCATACGAGTCGAGCAATATCTAATGCCTCCTCGTTAGGTACTTCTAACAGCACTTCGTCGTGTACGGTCAGTACAATACGAGCGTCACTACTACGAGCTTTCAACTCTCGGTTGATAGCGATCAGTGACAGCTTCATCAAGTCAGCGCACCCACCTTGGATTGGGCTGTTGATAGCCTCACGCTCGTGTGCTGCTAAATCCCCACTTAGATCCGTAAAGAAACGTTTCCTTCCAAAGAACGTGTTTACGAATCCCTGCTTGTGTAATTGCTCCGTTACGGAGGCAATATACCCCTTAACGGTCTTATACGTCATATGGTACCGCTTGATAAACGTAGCTGCATCTATTTCAGGGATGCCTAACATCTCAGCTAGTCCGTGTGGAGACTGACCGTACAAGATCGCAAAACTCACGTTTTTGGCGATCTTACGCTGCAACCAAGTTACTTCACTTTCGGGTACTTGGTACAATTGACTAGCGGTAATGGTATGCACGTCCACACCTTCTGCAAACAAACGTAGGTAGACTGGGTCTTGTGTAACGTGAGTAAGGATACGCAGTTCGGCTTGACTAAAGTCCGCTTTCACCAGCTTGTAACCAGGTCTAGCAATGAAAGCTCTACGTATCAGCTTGCCCACCTCACTCTTGATAGGGATATTTTGTAAGTTCGGGTGCGAACTCGACAGTCGCCCGCTAGCAGTCACAATTTGGTTGAAGCTCGTGTGTACTCTACCAGTCACCGGATGTATCAGTTTGAGCAGACCGTCGATGTACGTGCTTCTTAACTTGGTGAGTTGCCTCCATTCCTGTACGAGTGGTATGATCGGATGCAGTTCCTGTAAACTCGCTAACTCGTATTTGCCAACTGCATAGCCACGTTTAGTTCTACGAGTGGGTGTAAGTTTGAGGTCACCGAATAAAATCTGTGCTAACTGTTGGTCAGAGGATAGGTTGAACGATCGACCAGCACTCTCGTAAATGGCTAGCTCTAATTCTGAAATCTTTGCAGACACCTTCACGCCATACTCTCGAATGAACTCACCATCTACTAACACACCCTCCCGTTCCATGTCCCGTAAGATCGGTATAATAGGCTGTTCGATCTGCTGGTACAGGTCCATCAACTTCCATCTTGAGAGCTCTTGCACAATCGGTTGGACTAAACGCAACGTCATGTCAGCGTCAGCACCTGCATATGGAGCAGCGATGTCAATGCCTACGTCGGCCATTGTCATACCTTTACGGAAGTTGACAATGTCAGTAATCTCAGTCATCACTATCCCAAGCCTTGTTTTGGTTTGCTCCTTTAGACCCTTCCCAGAAATACCCGGGTCTAACAAGTACGCACCGACCATCGTATCCATAGCTAAGCCTTGTACCTCGATACCGTACTTTGCCATCACTGCCATGTCATACTTAGCGTTGTGCATATACTTACGGACGTGTGGGTCTTCTAGCACAGGTTGTAGTACGCAAAGTACATCCGTCAGAGGTAACTGACGCTCCCGTTCGAGCTTGTGCCCAACTGGTATGTACCAAGCAGTACCCTCTTGAGTTGACAGCGATATGCCTACTAGTTCGAGTGTAGGCATATCTAAGCCAGTCGTCTCTGTGTCGAAAGACAGCTCCTTCGAGCTCCAAATGGCTGTCATACAGGCTTGTAAGTCCCCTAGTGTCTCTACAACCTGTACTAACGTTTCGGGACCTACATCTACCGACTGGCGTCGAGGATCAGGTGCTTTCCGATAGATGTTAGTAGGTATAGGCAGTACCTGCACCATACCGATTGGAGTCGTCGGGTCGTACATCGGTGCTACGCTAGTACCCGTTAGTATAGCTAGCTTCTTTATAAAACCCCTGAACTCCAACATTTCGAACAAGGCTTGTAACTTGGGGACGTCGTACTGACCTACTCTAGCCTCCTCTAAGCACAGCTGGATAGGAGCATTCGTATCAATCGTACCCAACTTCCTACTTAGAAACGCTATGTCTCGATTATCCACAAGCAACTGTGCTATACGAGGCTTGAGTTCGGGCAGATGCTCGTAGATGCCTTCCAAACTACCGTACTGTGCTAATAGTTTAGATGTAGTTACTTCACCAAATCCCCTGACACCGGGAATAGCGTCAGTTACATCCCCAACCAGACCCTTATAGCAAGGGATTTGATCGGGACGCACCTTCATCTTCTCTAGCACAGCTGGGCTGTCATATCGGATCATCTCGGATACACCTCTTTTGAAGATGTACGCTGAGACGGAGTCGTTGACTAACTGTAGAGTGTCGTGGTCTCCCGTTAGTAATATGGTCTCTACACCCTGTGCTGTCGCCTGCACCGCTAGAGTACCCAGAATATCGTCCCCTTCGTACCCCAAGCAAGTCACGATTGGGAATCCGAACGCTTGTACGATCTCCTGTATACGTGGATACTGCATCCACAAGTCGTCTACTGCTTCCGCGGTTCGGTTGCTCTTATAGTCGTTGTAGAGATCGTGTCGTCGTAGACGTCCACCAGGATCGAATGCCACAACGACATAATCGGGTCGCAAATCTATCACGGCCTTTAACAGCATGCTCGTGAACGCAAACGTCGCTGACGTCAACTCACCTGAACTAGTTATCAGCGTCGTCCCGTACATCGCGTGATATCCCCGGTAGAGAAGGCTATGGCCATCTACTATTGCGAGTTTAGGCATTAGAATCCTCGTCTGCGTCAAGTATCGACTCCATCTCGAGGTCGAACACGACGCTATGCATAATATGGGATATTTCTATCGGGGAGTAGCCCAACTCTATGTAGTCCTTGAATATACTGTGAAGGGCTCTACCTACGTTCGCGCTAAGACCAGTTGCGTCTGGTGTGTACCTGTGGTTCTCGTCGTATAGTGTTTTCATTCGCGTAGTCTACTTCCTCCGCGCTAGTTTAGGTATGGCTGTTGATTGCGGGCTATGCCATACTTACAGGAACAACTAGTTGTGTGGATCATAACACAGTCGAAGAATAAGGCTTCGTCCGTGTAGGTAATGCAATGCACTATGCCAGTCGGCCTGTACTCCGTGTACAGTACCCTAGCTGGAAGTGTACACGGAAATCCTAACGTGTTCACTCCGACACCGAGCATCTCTATACACATAGACAGACTCAACAGGTACGTACCTTTATACTGCTCTTCTGTAAGGATAGACTTCGTACACACATCCTCAAAACCAACCCTACGTTTAGACTCGACGTCAGGCGAATACGATCTCTCCGGACGTAGATAGAGTACGATTGTTGGGTCATATGGATCCATAACCCACTTCTCGACAGCGACTGAAACGATCTCAAGTGCATCACCCTCACACAGTACTTCTTCATCCTCCATACTCACTACGCCATGCACTAGCGTAGCCGATGGTCTCTGTATCATATCCAGTCCGTAGATGTCCTCCAACGTCAACCTAAGATCCTCTGAACGCATGCTGACTCCTTCTCCTCGGATGTATATATTATACTATACATCCGCACGGTTTATGTAGTGTTTTCTACTCCCCAACAGTTTTTAGTTAGTTGCGTGCTAATAACGGGTAAAAACTAACTAGAGCGTTATATACACGTATTATACAACGCTCTGTTTTCAACCACTCTAGCAACTAGAAGTCGTCTTGCTTTTCGACTTTACCGTCACGGACCCATTGGACTTCATCTTGGTCGTCGCCCTACTTTTGGTGTAGTACGAACACCCGGACGAACCACCTACAACAATGACTGGTTGCCTACGTACCGGCTGAGAGTAGTAATAGTTAGACGACTGACCGCACGCGATAGTAGCCCCAATAAGCAACGACAGTAACAATACTGATAGCGCCTTTTTCATATGTTAGTCCCCTTCTTCTGTTCTATAGAACGTACGTAAGACATATAACTTTATGGAGTCTGGGTCTACATATCGATGGTTGCCAACGTAGTCAGGCTCACCATTCCATGCACGCCCAACGCCCCACGTATCTAGTTCATGTTGAGCTAGATGCAAAGCCTGTTCCGTACTCAACTCCCTACAACTATGTATCCAAGCACTAGCATGCATAACGCTCTCCGGATAGTATCGGTGTATATGCGTAAAATCCACCTTCCACCGCCTCATAGGAAAGCCTAAATCAGCAAGTCGATTCCTAAGTGCAGTGATTTTGCATCCACGTTCGTGCCCTTCGTCATAGGCATCCGACAGGTCAAGATTACACCAAGAACACTTGTCTATGTTACCACTCCTATCGGTGTCTTTGAGTAACACTACATCATCACCTGCAAAGGGTTCGAGTAGTGCAACCTCTTCCTCAACGGTGAGTTTTGGAACGCTTCTATCTAGCGTCATGTAAGAACTCCTCCTTAACTTATGGGCTCATGATCGTGCGTGCGAAAGATCCAAAAACTCAGTTCTGGATGATACTTCTCCTTTATGAGTCTAATCTCAGACAATTCGTCGTACGTCCCACAACCCTCATAGGAGCCGAATTCGTACTTGTCTCCTTCCTTAACTGTTGTACCTATGCACTTACTACTTAATAAGTAGTAAGGTTGAGTAACGTTTACTGTGTATGTCAACCTACTTTGCTGCATGTGTTAATACTCCTTTTGTAGCTGTACTCCACCATTCACGAACTTGGCTAGTCTGGACAGCAAAGTTCGTGAATGGCAACGAACTTACTAGTTTCTGTCCGTAGTTGCTTTGTTTGGTAAAAATGCGTGCGTCCAAGCACGCTACGACGCCAATGTCGTTAGTCGTCCTAATCAAACGGCCTAACGACTGCTGTGTATTCGTGATCAGTCTCGGTAAGTATAAGTCAGTCCACCACTTACCAAAACCAAGCTTCGCATCGCTTTGCAGGATTTTGTCGATCACTGTCTGCTGCTCGAACGGAAGTTTGGAGAGTACCACCAGCGACAGTTGCTCTCCTTGGATATCAACTCCCTCCCAGAAACTTTTCAAGCCGAATAGCACAGGCGGTCTGTTCGCAGTCATA